TCCGGGATTTACGACGGGACTTACGACGCTTCTTCCGGGATTTACGACGGGACTTACGACGCTTCTTCCGGGATTTACGACGGGACTTACGACGCTTCTTCCGGGATTTACGACGCTTCTTACGGGATTTACGTCGGGACTTGCGACGCTTCTTCCGAGATTTACGACGACTCTTCTTACGACGACTCTTCTTACGACGTCGAGACTTACGACGACTCTTCTTGCGACTACTGGGTTTACGTCCATTTATGGGTTTCTTTTTCGTGTACACACGTTTACCACCTGACATGTAGTAATATCCTTTGGAGGTCTTCTTAACCACATAGTATTTTTGACCTATCTTTACATACATTTGTTAAAAGCAAATAAAATAATTCACATGATCAAACTACACGATAGGGTAAGGTTCTTACACTCATTTGATAACTGCACATGACAGTTTGCAGTTATAATCTGTTCCACCTTTGATACTAATTTTTCCGGCAAACAAAGGGCAAAACCATCGATAGGAGAGATTTTGGATTCCATTCTAGACGCAGTGTTAACTACAGAACCGTAGTAGTCGATTAGTGAACAGTTCTGAATCATAACGCGTCTTTCAAACATCTCTCCGCAACAGATACCTATTCTGACGTGGATTCTCTCATCACCGATCACTATCGGTGTGTGTCTTAAGGTTCTCTGGATACTGATTGCAGACAGAACAGCTGATGGTAGTTCGTCGAAATAGGCCATAACGGCGTCTCCTATCGTCTTTACCACGGTGCCATCGTGAATACGGACAAGATTCATGATCAGTTGTTCATGCCTTTGTATAATGTGAATCATTTCGTCCTGATATCTCTTCCATAACTTTGAGCTGGAAGCGATATCTGTGAACATGATGCAACCGTTGATTTTCGACATACTTTTTTCTTTTCTACAATAAATGCCAAGAAGTAGAGAAAATTGTGCCGGTTTGCGCAAGTCTCGTGATAGATTGAAACGAGCGATAGCAAATAAGCATGCCTTTGTCAATAAATGGGGCAAACGTTTATCAGATTCTAAGTTTCGCGAAGAGATGAGAAGACGTGGTTCTCCGGTCAAACCTGCCATAGTTCACCATGCTCAGATTGGACGTATGAATAGCCTTTTATCTCGCATCGAGAAAGCTATTAAGAATGATTGTGGTGCAAAGTTTGGTTGTGGATGTAGCGGTGGTGGAAATGCTAATTTTGGAATGCGTAGAAAGAGTCGTAGTCGTAGACGTAGATCTCGTAGAAAGAGTCGTAGACGTACAAGCCGTAGACGTAGATCTCGTAGAAAGAGTCGCAAACGCTCTCGCCGTCGCTCTCGTCGTCGCTCTCGTTAAGTCATAAAGTAAGAAAAACTTTACGACTATATATTCTTGTAAAAGGATTTTCTCGCCTTTTGAAATCCTTTACAACCGGGAGAGTACCAAATACTCTGTACGATGGGCAAGTATTTCCGAAAACGAAGAACAACTACCTTTTGTCTGATCCGTTTCTGAAGCTTATGAAGAGATTCTATCTCGTTCCTACTCAGAAACTCCCAACAGACATAATTTTCTATCACTTCCCCCTTTCTATCCCATTCCTTGTAGGCAAAACGGCAACCATCGCGGAAAAATTCTAAAGCCCTACGATCGCCATTCTCAAACCATGATTCCCATATTCCCGCCTGCTGATCGTCTTTGTAGACACCCTGAATATGCTTTTGCCCATTATCATACCATAATGTCCATTTTCCCTCTCTTCTCTTATTCGCAAACTGTCCTATCGTCATGATACGTCCATTCATGTGCCATTCCATGCAATTAAGCTCTCCATGCATAGAACGTAGCTTTCCATTTTTGTAATAAGTTTTCCAAACCCCAACACGCTTTCCTTTCTTATATTCTCTATCGGAACGAAGTTTACCATTCTCCCAGTAAAACTTCCAGGATCCATCCTTGTAACCACGGTCAAAATTACCTTCCAACTCTACGACATTGTTCTTGAACCATTTCTTCCATTTTCCACCGTGTCGCCATGATTCGCCGTCCCAATAAAAAATGCCCTCCGACTGTTTTTGTCCATTTGCATAGTAGCCGACAAACTCTTCCATCATCAAAAGAGAATAGGGAAGACGTTTAAATTCATTTTGTTATTCCTCGTCTTCTTCCTCTTGTGGAAAAAGATTTTGGTGTTGCTCCTTGATGGTTCCCAGTTTAGCAAGTATCTTCTCGATCAGAACATCGATATCACAACAAAATTTGGTATCATCGCTATAAGTGTATTTAAGATTAAGTAAGCCCTGCTGGGACTTTATTAGATCAACAATGATAGGGCGACTCTCAGATAGGTTCTCGTGACGAAAGTGATGCTCAATAATCTCAAATGAACGAGAAATCACATCTCGAACGAATTTAAGGGCATTATTCCGGTTATCAGGATAGATAAGGCTTCGCACCAGGCTTGTCTGCCAATTGTTGACACTTTTGGTCATGTAGCGTATGTTTAGCTTCTCATCCTTATCGATGTATCCGATAAATTTCAGCTTCGAAAGAATTTCTTCTCGACTATCCATCTCGATACTTATTATTAAGGTGTAAATGTTTTAAACCGACTGTATCTCTACGGAAGTTTGCAGTATGAAGAATCTTCACAATCACCAGACAAGCAGTCTCCCGTACCGGATCGCCATGCATCGCCATCTCCACCTCCAGTGTATGGTTGAACATTTTGTCCCTCGCAACCTCCTGCGGTCGAACACTCCTTCCACTTCTTCGTCGCATAATCACAATAGTTATAGCTGGCAGGAATCTTCTGAGTCAAAAAGCAATCGCAGTGACAATCGCCACTCGCACAACTACCATGGCAATCACCAGTCCAACCTGACCCTGTTCCTCCGCAACCACCAAGATTAGCACTTTCATGACATCCAGACGTGGAGCAACCAACGATCGGCTCATTACCACATGCACCAAAATTGCTCTTATCAAAACAGCCTGGGCTATGCATGTAGCACTTGCCATCCGATCCGCGATTAAAATTGGTCGCACATTTACACTGGTTCAAACAGTCATCCTTCTCGTATTTACCTTTTCCGGTATAAACCAGCTCACATTCAGTTCCATCACCTGTAGCTGGATCAGCAACACAGTCCCAAGTCTTTTTCTGTATCGTTCCGGCAAATCCAGCACTCTCATATGGAACACACAAAACCGGCGCCGATTCGTCGATCGCGCATTTAGTATCAGGGCCACAAGTTTGAAAAGTCGCGTCTTCGGGAGGAAGAACGCTGGGAGGAGTATTGGGCACTCTCTTTCCAGTATTAGGATCTATACGAGAGTTGGTCATTCCGGCTCCCCCGGTACTATCGCAAGCCTGAAGACCAACGCAATTACCTGTTTTCTCATTGAACATAACATCGATGATACCAGGCTGAGATACTTGGGCCCAGCAATTCTCCCACGTACATGCTTTTCCTCCCGCTGCGGGAGGAAATAGTACCACTCGTTGCATCGGATAAGCTTCCAAGTTGTAAGGATCACACCAATATCCATAAGGAGTAGAATAATGTCCTATTAACACCATATCATTGTTAATTTTTTCCAAGCCTTTTTCTCCATCCTCAGCCACTGTTGATAAAATATCAACCCATGCACACTTCGTGTCAGCGACACATGTTTTCTCATCCTTGTAGTTATTAAAACAGGATTGCACTTCTCCTGCATTTGTAGGATCTTGTCCAGCGCAGTATCCGGTTCCAACTTCATCGCTGTGAGCTGGTAATGGCCAACAAGGATAATAATTACCAGTTTCTTCGGGTGAAGTGATCGGTAGACCGAATGAACACGATTCAGGAGGTTTGCAGAAGTAGATGTCACCCGTACGAGGATCTTTCCATGATCCAGGAGGAGCTGTTCCTCCTCCAGATATAATAATACATTCGTCCCCTGCATCACATACATTATCAGATCCATCCGACTTCTTTCCGCAAATGGGAGAACAGGTGTTGCCATTACATGCAGTACCAGGAGGGCAACAAACATATTTTCCGTTCACAACACAGTTTGATCCAGATTCACAACATTCCCATCCTGTGACAGGATTTTGGCTACAAACTCCTGAACCGATATCATCACTACAACATTTGGGATTATGCGGATCTTTGACAGATGCATTACACGTTCCCATCGGTCCACAACCGTGAAAGCCACTAACACAGCCACATTTTATACACACTCCGTCATCGCCTTTTGAGCATTGCATTTCGGTATCTGGAACTCCTCCACAGCAGTTTAGCTCATTCCATATACTTTCAGGTGGACATGCAACTCCACTGGATTGACATTTATAACCAGTTGATGTACATATCCAGCCCTGGCCTTGACAGTTGCAAGGACATGCTCCGCCACAGGTTCCAACCGGTCCACCCGGAGCTCCTGCACATGTTGTACAGGTGACCGTCGCTTTGCCATCCTTATCTACATTGCAAATAGCATAAGGAGTATCCGGTGTACTTTTACAGCAATCCAGTTTGTCTAATTGCTCTCGTGTGGGACATTTGGTATTCTTTTGGCAGTGTAAATACCCATCAGATCCGCAAACCGGAGAAGATGCATTACAATCGGGATCACAAGGTCCTTCACCAGGTTTGAATCCATTGGGACATTTTACACAGACAACTTCATTATCTACACAGGTTCCAAATTCTCCAGGCTCGGTACAACAAGACTGTCGTTCCGGTTCACTGGGACATTTTACCCCTTCTGAGCAAACCCATCCTGTTGCGGTACATTTTGCACCCACACCTTTACAACCTGGATCGCCACAGTCTTTCGTTCCGGGACAAGGTCCGCATTTAACCTTGTTTCCGGTTGAGGAATCACACTGTGTGTATAATCCAGGAGAGCCGGATTTAGCACAACAGGCTTGTTGTTCTTCCACTGAAGGACACTGTTGACCCGGTGTACATACCCAGCCCGTCCCTGTACAAACAGGGGCTTCTCCATTGCAGACATCACAGGTTGAAGCCACTCTAGCTTTATCATCAGTCAAACATGAATGCAGAAACACTGCTTCAACGTCAATCTTATCGAACGAGGAACCCAGAATGTTAGATAACGTTCTGGTATCTGTGATCGCGCCTGACGATTCACGAGTTTTGTTGTCGATAGAAAGGCTGACATTGTTAATTTTGACCGATTCCCAGTATAACTGTGTCTGATGGTAGGGTACAACAGAGTCGACCAGATTATTGACAAATATGTTGACCGGTTGATAAGCGATCTTACCGCGTTGTTGAAACTGTTGTGGCAAATTGATCTTTATGTTGTTAGGACCCTTAATCAGCCCACTTATCTGTATATTGGCATTTCCCGATGATGACGATTTGGAAAAATGTAGGTACAAAACGACTCCAACGGCCGATAGTAGTAAAACTGTTACAATAGTGATACCTATAATTTTTTTCCTATCCATTTATTATGCTTAACATAATAATCATGCAAACTTCAGAAAGTAGCTAGAGTTTTGGCGTATTTTGTTCCAAGCTGTAAACGACATGCCAAATGCATTGTCAAAAGCTGGTTCCCGGTTGATTAAGGCTTGTATATCATTAACTATACTCTGAATGTATTTGAGCGCATTTCTAGATAACCCTTCCCGTGTGATGTGATATAAGCCATGAAAAACACGATCGGTAGCTTTGTGGAGAAAATGAAGCCAATTCTGATCCAATGTGAATTTGGCATGAGGAAACGATATTTCCCAGATTCCCCAAGCTGTAAATACAACGCTCGTGTGTGGAAAGTTGTTTTCAACGTTATTTGGATGCCATTTTAAAATGTTGTAAATATCCTGGGGACTAGGATATTCTAATAGATTATGCGAATGTGTATGCCAAATGTACTTGGTATATTTACTAGTCTGACACGATCCTCTACCAGGGCCAAGTCGTTCCCCATACTTTTCAAGATAAAGAGTGAGGCGGTCGCTATTCTCATGTTCGAGCAGAAAGCCACACGCTTCAACATCTTTGTTCAATATGAGTTCTCTGATCACGCGTAAATCATTAGCTGTAATGTACATTTATAAGAAGCGACAAAATTCGAAATGAATTTTAAGATTGGTCTCGTTTAAGAATAAATGAACAGTTTATCACTTGAGCCAGCTATCGACCTGATTATCGGCCCAATGTACGCAGGAAAGACTGTTGAGCTTACCCGACGTCTTACTATCTATAACGAGATGGGAATGAAGGTTTTGTATGTAAATTCAAAAAAGGACGACCGATCGTCAGATGATTTTTCAACACATAACGAAATGCTCGGAAAACTGATCTATCAGACTATGAAGGTCGAATCTCTATCAGAGGTGCCCGTAGATCTATATGAGGTGATCGGAATAGACGAGGCTCAACTATTTTCCGATCTTTATAGATATGTACTCAATTGGGTAGAAAAAAGGGATAAGATCGTCATCGTCAGCGGATTAAACGGGGACTTTCGTCGTCAGCCATTTGGAGAGATCGTTGATCTCGTACCATGCTGTGAAAGCGTCACAAAGCTTTCTCCTTTCTGCACTATATGTAAGAGTAAACATAACATTATTCGCGCGGCTAACTTTACCAAACGTATAGTCTCTGATCAAACGACGATATTGATCGGAGGAAAAGAAGCGTACATACCAGTTTGTCGAAAGTGTTTTTAAACCGTTTTGTATTTGTCACGAATATAAAATTTTTTTCTGGTGTATGAATAAATGCTTAGTAGTAAATTCTTATTCACTCTAGTCGGTTTGGTCGTAGCAATTTTTGCTATCTGTAGACTTGACCTTAATAGCGGATCGCCCGTTGTTGAAAATTGGTGGAACGCCGGTCAGTTTTCAACTTATGCTCAGCCCGCCTCTGTGAATCCAAACACCGGAAAAGCCACTGCTCTAGGTGTAAGCGTTCTTAATGAAAATACGTTGGGAAGTGGCAAATTCGTGCAGGTTCCCAGTTACCAAGCTGTACTCTCTCCACGATTTAGTAACGTTCAATATGGTGCTAACATTAAGTACAACATGCCTTCTCGTGAAAACATGGCTGTCCCTTGTGATCCTCTTACGTTCGGAAATATGGCCAATGAAAAGTTTATTCTACCAGGAGCAATTGAGGAAGAAAAAGAGGGGTTCAGCACTTGTGGTAAGGGAGGTTATGGTTTGGGACATAAGGTCGGTGGTGGAGATGAACTTCCTCCCAGTTATGCAGCTGGCAACTATTGGGACGAATACAACAAGATTCCCGCTAAAGCTGAGAATATGGGATCTAAGCTTCCGGTTGGCACTATGACCACCATGGACGCAGCTGGCAATCAGGAACAATTTGTCACCTACAATAACTTGATGGTCGGTCTGTTGAAACCAAAGAGAAACTTTGGGCAATCAGACTGGATTCGTGGTGACCTAGCTATCACTCCTTGCAATACTGGATGGTTCTCTGTTTATCCGGATATCACTCGTGAGGTCAATCCCGGTGCTATGGGCGTATTGTCTGGTCCTGGAGGCGGAGGGGAGAGCAATAACTCCACCCTTGATCTATTGGTCAAGGCTTCTGGTGGTACTCGCACTACGTTCGGTGGTGTTGATCTATCCAATATCAATTCTCAAACCGTCAACCAGAATGCTCAGATGACTTCCAAGGTTCGCGCTGGTCTATCTGATCTTCAGGTCACTGCGTTTCCTTAAGTTTAAAGACATGGGAATGATAATTAGAATATGTTCAAATAATATATCCGCCACGATGAGCCTAACCATGGAAAGATCTTTCCTTAGCGTTTTCGGGGGTAGTCGCGTGCATATTATACGTTTTTCGTATAATATCAAATTGAAAATACTCTTATTTCGTATTCCTTTTCATAAATGGAGCACCAAGATTGGAAACCAGTAGTTCTCAAAAAGGCAGAAAAACCCGTACATATCGAGCATAAAAGTGGGTTCAAACAGCATAAGAATCTTGATTCGAACGATCCAGATGCACCCAAGACTATCGATCTAGAAACAGCGAGAAGAATTCAGCAGGCACGAATGGAGAAGAAGTTGACGCAAAAGCAATTGGCACAGAGAATCAACGTTAAGCCTGCTCTTATTCAAAGCTATGAACAAGGCAAGGCTATTCCTGATCATGCTGTTCTTAATAAGATTACCAGAACCCTTGGAATCAAATTGAAAAATAAGACTAAAAAGTAATCTTGTGTGATATGTCACGAAAACAGGTACAAAACATTTCATATGATGAAGAGTATGTAACTCTGGAGTTTAAGGGAACTGCTCGAGAAGCCAATGTTCTAAGACATGCCTTTCTTTCCAAAATTCCTACAATGGCTATCGATAAGGTTAACATTCGTCGAAACACTACGACGCAGTCTGATGAGTATTTGACCGAGCGTCTTCAGCTAACTCCCATTATGGTCGATGCAGGAGAGCTAAAAGACACCACAACATTTACTCTTACAGTAGATCAGGCCGGCGGAGTTTTAAGATCACAAGATATCAAGGGAAAATGCAAGGCTGAGAATGATATCATCATCGTGCGCATGAACGATTGTCATCGATTTACAGCTGATATGATCTGTAGAAAAAGCACTGCAGAAGAGCATCCTCGCTGGTCCGCTGTAGCGAACGTAGGATTCAAAGAGCTAGGTAAAAACCTGTTCCAAATCAGGGCACACTCTGTGGGAATCTATACTCCTCAAAGATTGTTGGAACTAGCTTTGGAAGCCATGTAACAAATTGAAAAGAATTTTAGTTCAGAATCAACTAAAATTATGGAAGACGTTAAAATGTTTGATCTTGATGAGATTATTAAGTTGTATCCAGATGAATTTAAGGAAGATGAAGAAACCTTCAAAAAGTTGTGCATGGCTGGCATTATCATCGAAGGATATCTCACACGAAAACAGAAAAATGCAGATTTTGCTATTTATACAACCATAAAATCTTCATACTTGCGAAATCCATATGATTTTACGTGTGATTTTCGCGGTGAAGATGGAGAATTACTACTTCCCTTCTCTCTCGAAAAACCTTTTTTACATGTACATCAAATTTCACCTGTCGTTACAGATATTTTTCCAGAATTAACTCTGGTAAAACAGATGAAAGTTGGAATCTTCCGGCTCCCATTACGTAAAAAGATTATGCAAAGGCAATTAAGTTCGATCCAGTTTTATTTCGATGAGTTCAAAGTCAAGTTTTCATTACACGGTCCAATACCTTCCACGTTGGTAGAACGATGCCCTCTGGCTCGTCGCGACTTCACTTCGTTAGAAACACTGTTCGAAAGGGACACTCTTAAAGGTAGAGTAAAGAAACTAGAATCGATGGTGAAACAACTACAGGATGAGTTAGCAGAGTTATGGAAACCTGATGGTGTCATGTGCCGGGCCGGAAAAATCTGTTTCGAAAAGGAAAGTAAAGAGCTCACTATTTAGCCACAGTTGCTGTACCCAGATCATGGGACATCGTTAATCGTTTTCCGTTCAGAGCTAATCCATCATAAATATCGTCTGTCATCAGAGTTTTTGTTTGATGTTCAGAGTTAACTATGAGTGAGGCCCGAATCGCATTTTCCAACTCGTATACAATAAGTGCTTTTATACTGGGAAAACATTCTTCAGAAACGCTTTTGATTCCTGCGCGACGTGCAAGGCGTGTGATAGACGGTCGGGTAATTTCCATTTATTACACGCTCCGGTCTTTTTTAAATACCAATTCAGAAGGCGTTTGAAGCAAATTTAGTTATTTAAAAGTTTCACTAATGCTCATTAAACATAATGGAAGCTAAACAACAGAATTTAACGGAAAGTGTTGCAAGTGTGGCGAAAGTAATGAGAAAAAAGACTCGCTATTTCGAGACTTATATCTCAAGAGTTCTCAAAAATGTTGCTAGCGAGAATGGCATCACTTCGAATGCCAAACAACAGCTGAATAGTGCGATATGCATTTTGGCTAGAATACTCTCGTCCGTAATGACTAAATTAACAGTCTCTTCAAAGAAGAAGACATTATCAGTGAAGGAGGTTAAGAATGCGAGTATATTGTACATAACAGGAACTCTACTTGAGAATGCTGTAAAACATGCTGAAGAATCGGTGGTAAAGTTTTCACAGGGAGAAACGAAACATAGTTCACGCCAAGACAAGGCGGGTATTCTTTTTCCTCCTTCTATCACCGAAAAGTTTTTACGCGACTTTGGTCTTTCCAAGGTTATGGTAACTAAGACCGCGCCAATATATTTTGCGGCTATTTTAGAATACTTAACAACAGTTATTCTCGAAAATGCAAGCGTTTTGGCTCGTGAGAATACTCGTGTTCGTATCACTATCAGAGATCTTGAAATTGCTGTTCGATCCGATCCAGACATGAATAAACTATGGGAGAAGTGTGGAATATCTTTCATAGGGGGAGGAGTAATTCCACAGATACATGATTCGCTTCTAGCCAAAAAACCACGACGTAAACGTAAGGTAAAGGATACAGCTACCGCAACGAAGAAGGGGCACCGCTTTCGTCCTGGAACAGTCTCTCTTCGAGAGATTAAGAAATACCAAAAGGCCAGCAACTGTCTTACCTTTGCAAAGTTCCCATTCGAGCGTCTGGTTCGTAGTGTTATTTCTGAGCAACAGGAAGGAATGAAAATTTCCAAAGACGTTTTTATCGTGTTGCAATACTACATCGAACAGTTTATAGTTGACTTTCTTCGTGATGCAGGTAGTGCAGCGATTCATAGCGGAAGGGTGAAGCTCATGCCCTCAGATATCCAATTTATTTCCAACCTTCGCCACTATCCCCAGCTTGATGCTACACCCTTTAAGAAGGAAAAGAAAGTTGAAACAGAGGATCAACAAGAGGGGCAAAAGTTAGAATTAGAAACGGTTTAAAAATACACTGTTTTTAGGTAAAATGTCTAATACACCCAAAGAAACTGTCGTCTCTTCTCCGAACAAAAAACCGGATGGAGAATGGACTTACGCCCTTCTTCAGGAAACGAACGGCGAGGAGTGTGAAAGTTGGTATTATTTTATCAGATTTCAAGGTAACGAAGAAGCTCTCGCACACCTAGAAAAGCAAATAGATTCTGTTAATTGGTATATGCTCGATGATCTAAGTACTTTTGTCATCGAGACACAATATCTAGTGTCTGAACGTACTGCAAAGGAGATGACAAAGGTGGATCTGAATCCGACTTCTTTTCACAGAAAGTTTGATGGAAAACTCGAGATGATCGATCTAGGACTTAAGGATAGCTACAAAACCGAAAAGAAGATGCTGAGAGTATTTGACACACTTGGAAACGGTAAGATTGAGCGTTACATCGATAGGGAAGATATCGATCCGGAAGATTTGGTTGACTGCTCTGACTCTGATTCTGAGTCAGGATCCGGCTCCGAGTCGGCAGAAGATTCTTCAGATGAAGAGGATAAAAAGAAAAAGCATAAAAAGACAGGAAAGCTACCTGGAGCCCTCGGGAAGCAGAGCATGCCTCGCTTTGCCAGGGCTAAGCAACACCGTCGCAAAAAATAAGTCATATTTTGATTGTAAAAAATATGACTACGAAGGTACTTGAAAACCGAATCCACCAAACTGCCCAATGTCCCATGGCATATCTCCAATCGACATGACAACCAGATGGCCACGATCATGAATATTTTTTCTAGACTTTAACTTAAACTGTGTTTGACCTTCAGCATCGCCTTTATTAGTCGGAGGCCGAAAATATATTCCTAGATACTCATTGATACCATATTGTGCGAGCTGACGACGCGTGGTGATGATATTCTTCTCTGTACCGAGCCTAGCAGTGACGATCATAGTATCTATTCCCTTACTTTTAGCATAATGATATGTTTGAATAATAGGCGTCAACGGTCTTCCAGAAAGATCTATGAGAGTGTTATCAATATCATATACAATCACAGCGTTTTGTGGAAACCATAATGTATCGATCGTATGCAAAATTTCGCTTGCAACTTTTTCCATCTTTATTTTAGTCAGATAATTTTCTGATAATTGCTAATACGCCGATTAGAAGTATAAAAAGGATAACAAGACCTATAATCAATTCATGTCTGAAGAGAAAATTATCTTCTCCCCTCTTGTTGTACAACTGGTCAATATAATTGCGAAGGGTAGGCTCCTGGTTTCTGTACTGAGGGAATAGGATATTCTTTCCATACAACACGGTGCAGTCCCCTACCGACATTCCGTTTGGATCTGGTATGCAACGCCCCTGGTATCCAGAAAACTTAAACTGGGGATAGTTGTTTTTAATTTCAAATGCTCCTTGTCCTTCCTTTCCCTCCCGTCCCTTGAAACCTTTGATCCTATCAGCATCCTTGATACGTGGATCGATCAAAACATAGATGGGAGAAAAATCCACTTCGGTAAACCCTTTTCCAGGATCTTCCTTTCCGAATGAAAAATACATGAGTGAGCCTGATTTCCAAACATGTAACGGTGTCGCATGTGGAACCGGCTCCACCCAAGCGTAGAAACGAATGCAATCTTTCTGATAGTGAAAAGGATCATAAACGATACTTAAATCAACTGTGGCCAATTGTGAATCGGGTGAATCACGAGCACAGAATAGATCCATTCCGGGAGGACGTGTTGTTATATCAGGATTGACAACGTAAAACTGCGCCACGAGTCTAGCATCAGGAATCGGCTGGCATGAAAACTTGATACCGTCCTTGGTGTGTTTTTTGGCTGGAAAACCAATGTAGCTACTTTTTGTCTGATCGTTCAGATATAGACATAGAGGAACAATATCTTTATCCATTTATTCTAGGAGAGATATCCCACGCTGGAAAGTTTTTTGATCAGAAAGGAACGAATATCGGGCACTTTTACTGTGTAAGGAACTTCAATAAGAGTGATACTGTTGTCTCGACACATACGTCGTTTCAGCTCATCCCTGTACTTTTGATTTAGAAAGGCCTCTTTGTTCTTGTGAAAATAGGGTACGTACTTGTAATGCTGTACGCCGTTATACTCAACAGCCAGCCGAAGCGTGGCGTTATAGCAATCGAGTTCCAGATTATGGTTTCCTCCTGTCACAGGATTGTTGAGTATATCGGGGCGGGCTTTAGGAAAAGGCTTGTTGAAGATCTGTTGTATTATTCGACGACATTCTGCTTCTCCTTTACTTTCTTGTGGGGGACGACGTTTCTCCTTTTGCCCACCCGCATAATAATAGCTTCTGGACCATGTTCCCTTTTTTCCTATTCTGGTTATACCATAGATAATCATGATTAGAACAGCGATTCCTACCAGAATCTCAAATCCGTGTTCTTCCCATAGGTTCTTGAGCTTCACGAACATTTATTAAGTAAAAGAAAGTATGACGTATAATAAAATGAGCTGTTCAAAAAATAGTAGATCATTTGACAAAAAACCTCCGTTAACAGCCGGTATGAAGAAAAAAGGCCAGACCTATGTTTGGAAAGAGGTTATGGGTAATCCCAACTTGTATTGCTGGATTCCTGTGTCAAAAAAGACTGCCCATCCACTTGATTTACATATTGAGGAAATAAATATTCAAGACATTCCCATCCCACCACATAATGAAGACATTATTGCCCAACTTGCTGAAGAGGCTGAACACGGTAAACAGATCGGCGGGCTTAAAAAACTGAGTGAACCGGGAGCTACGCTTAAGGATATTGTATCGGTCGATGACCCACAAAAGTATCCTGTCGTTAAAGAATTCATCAGACACAAAGGGCTCAAGCTTTATGGAGGAGCGGCAATCAATTCTTACCTACCACGAGAAGATAAATTTTACAATCCTCATGATATTCCCGATTATGACTTCTTTAGTCCCGATCCATGGAACGATGCGGTCGAGCTATCCGACGCTTTTCATCAAGCTGGTTACAAGTATGTCGAAGCACGGGCTGGAATTCATAAGGGAACGTATAAGGTTTTTGTTAATCTTTGGCCTGTAGCCGATATATCTTACATGCCTAAAAAGGAGTTCGATCATATCCAGACCAAAACTATCGACGGAATAAAGGTTGTGCATCCTCTCAAACTTCTAGAATCAATGTATAAAGAATTTTCGGAACCATATGCTAATCCTGCTAGGTGGCCAAAGGTTGCGACTCGAGAAAAGTTACTTAGAAAGTGGACTCGGCCTCTTGACAAGAAATTTGCCTGTTCGAAAACGTTGTTTAGCGGAGGGATTATAAAAATCGATGACATGATGGCCGGCCTCTTAGAGATAACATACAAGTATTTGCGTGATAAAAAAGCATTGTTCACCGGTCCCATTGCTTACAATACATATATGGAGGTTGGAGGCGCTTCACGACGTGTTCTCGTTGATCATTATCGTGTTTTATCAGAAACAGCCCACGAAGATATTCAAGAATTGATGACTATACTGATGAAGAGATATGAACACTTAGAGATCACGACATCTTACTATCCCGCTCGCGAGCTTAATAACACTGGATACAAATTATATGCCATATATGAGAATAAGTATGTTCCTATTTGTGAAATTACCAACCTTACCTCTTGCACGCCATTTCAGTATATCTTTGGGCGTTATATCGTATCTATCGATTATTTGAAGTATGATCTCTATGATCAAACAGTTTTTAGCGAGGACAGACAACGGGTAAAGGATTCTTTATGCAAACTGAAATATCTTGAGGTTGTTCAGCATAACTACTACAGAAAGAAAAAGGCCACAGAAGAGGATAAAACACCTTTTCAGCGATTTGTAACCTCTTGCCGGGGACCATACCAACACAACATCAAGACTGAGATTCTCAATCGCTGGCTAGATAGAGTAGCGCGTAAAGATGAGGTAATCAAGGTTTTTTCCAAAAAGTGGAAAATTAGAAAGTTTCCTCGGGATGAGATTCCCAAAGAGTGCAAGGATCGTGCGAAGGAAGACTGTATCTATCCATGCGCATGGAATAAGTTCATCGGAAGATGCCAGGGGCTCCCCACAGGAACCTATCGTCCGGGAGAAGATAACGAAGACATTAACTACGAGTATATGTAATTTTGTATGTATTATACATACAAAAGTGCTTTACTACTGTTTCTCCTTCGACAGAAATTTGAAGAAACAGTAAGCAGAACATACGTTTTGGTCATGGGTAAATACTCTTCTATCATTCATACAAAATTCTAAACAATCTCTGTATGTCAGCAGATCTTTCCACGCGCGTTGAACCTCACTGTAAGACATGTGAGGATTGGGTTCCTCTACAATCTTTTCTTTGGTAGTCATGCTTATAAGTTTTTCTCTTGTCCTGATCAAATTTCAATTTTTGATGCTCAATGTCCCGACCGTATAAATCATACGAAAATCCTGGTGCGGGTAAGGGTGGATATAAATGCGGGTCGTCTTGTGGATTTGTAAAGGAGAACTCTCGTCCAGTGTGGATATTCAAATTTTGTCTTTTAATACATTTTCTATCATTCGCTTGCACGCTTTCCCACCCCACTGCTCCGGACTGTAGAACCATTCTGCAAACTCTTTTGACTTTATCCATCTACTAAAGCGCCAGTAGCATAGGTTGTTTCGACAGAAGCGCTGAAGGTATCTTAGCTTCTCCACATTGAAGTTGAAGGAAGGATTTTGGTGTTCTATCCATGGACAGTTAGTACAAAAAAGTTCAGCAAGCGTGATAATTTTTGTTAGACTGGTACAACCATGACAATAAAGTTTAGTAAGATTTGGAAGCATGGGAATCTCCGTTAGGCCAGTACACTCATCACACTCAAGTGTATCAAGATTTGGAAGCAATGGAATCTCTTTTAGACTGGTACAACCGCTACAATCAACTCTGGTAAGTTTTGGGAGCATAGGAATCTCTGTTAAATTAATACAAACAGCACAATAAAGCTCGATAAGATTTGGAAGCCCAGGAATCTCCGTCAGATTAGTACAACTATGGCAATAAATCTCGGTAAGATTTGGAAGCATAGGAATCTTCGTTAGATTAGTGCAATTCCAACAAGAAAGTTCAGTAAGATTTGGAAGCCCAGGAATCTCCGTCAGACTAGTACAGCTAGAACAGTAAAGTACAGTAAGTTGTGGAAGCAATGGAATCTCTGTTATATTAGTGCAACTATCGCAATGAAGTCTGGTAAGTTGTGGAAGCAATGGAATCTCTGTTATATTAGTGCAACTATCGCAATAAAGTTTGGTGAGTGTCAAAAACGCGGGAATCTCTGTTAGACTGGTACAACCGCTACAAATAAGTTCAGTAAGATTTGGAAGCGTGGGAAGCTTCGTTAGATTAATACATCTAGTACAATCAAGTTTAGTAAGCTCCAGAAGCATGGGAAGCTCAGATAGACCAGCACCATGACAATAAAGTTTAACAAGCTTTGGAAACATGGGAAGCTCAATTAGATTAATACAATTGGTACAAACAAGTTTAGTAAGCTTTGGAAGCTCAGGAATCTTTGTTAGATTAGCACCACTACAACGAAGATTAGTAAGCTTTGGAAGCAATGGAATCTCTGTTAAACCATCACAATCCACACATTGCAGTGTGGTAAGCTGTGAAAGCATAGGAATCTCCGTTAAATTAGTACAATTACGACAGTCAAGATAAGTAAGGTTTGGAAGCCCAGGAATCTCCGTTAGATTAGTACAGCAACTACACCAGAGATTAGATAGCTCTGGAAACGCAGGAATCTTTGTTAGATTAGTACACCAACTACACCAAAGAACAGTTAACTTTGGAAGCATAGGAATCTCTGTCAGATTAGTACAATGACTACAATAAAGTTTCATAAGATTTGGAAGCTCGGGAATCTCTGTCAGATTAGTACAATTCCGACAATCAAGTCTAGTAAGATTTGGAAGCATAGGAATCTTCACAAGACTAGTACAACCGTCGCAATCGAGATTCTGTGTTTCCTCATTATATTTTCCATCGCAGATACGACACATTTCAATTCTTATGACAATATGTGGTAATTTTCAATTTTAGATACAGTCTTCGATACAATCTACATGCTCAGTATTGTAATCTCGTATTAGATTGTCAAACTTGCCGGTTGCGGACAATAGATAATTCCGGTACTTTTCAGGTTTAGTTGTGAAGATCGTCTTCTTCTCGATATCTACAACACAATCACGATCGATCAGGTACACCATCGAATATGATCCGAGAGTGACCAAATACTTGTTATGCTGATCTTCGTTAAAGTCCTTCAAACCTAGTTTACATTCGTATAACGTGTTGGTTTTGATTCGTATAAAGTCGAATATGCATTTTTGAAACTTGAACTGAGTTCCAATATCCTCTCCATACTTCTCCTTTAGTTTTTGTTCCCAGAAACCTTCCTGTTTAACCGACTTTTCCTTGGCGATTATGTACGATCGTGCTCCTTTGTAATCGATACCTCCCATTCGCTTGATATCCTCGACAATATAAGGCAGATTGGGCAGATCGTGTGCGGTCAAAAATTCCTTGAACATATCTCTACTGAGTTCATATTTTGTTTCGAATTTTTTGAGCCATGAGTTCGGCGCCTTGATATTATAAGGATTCGGACCGGCATTATCAACAATCTTTTCTTTCAATCCTTTAATCATCTTGCGATAGAACTTATAACACTTCTTTTCGTTTTCAGTAAGGTTAATCTTGATCTCCTTGAGTGGTAATAGCTGAAAATATTTGTACTGAGATAGAAAGTCGTCAACTGGAATAAATGTCTCCTTGATCTCCGGTATTTCCTCGGAAAAGAAAAATCTCTGTGGATTGTGTTCCTGTACTCTATTGTATAGGTATTCGTACTGCTTGCAAAACCAATCTTGTTTGATCAGCCAATCACAGTATTTACGATCTCGTAGCATCTTGTCCAAAGATAAGTCCTTATATTTACCGAATGTAACGGTCTCTTCATTCAACATTTCTGATAAGATAATTATATCTTAAAGTTCATGTTGAATACAGAAATTGAAAAAATATGACCTTCTAAAACCTTGTAAATATGACACACAAAATTTGTCTGAAAATCTCCAACCTGAGAAAATTAGGTTATTTTAGCCTACGAGAATGGATGGAAGAACCAGGAAATGTGTATGTCGGGCGACGAGGTAGACTTTGGATTACCGAAGAGGATAAGACTAAAACCCTTTTCATGTATCCTGATTCGAAATGGAAAAATCCCTACAAAGTTGGAGGAGAGATGAGTCTGGAACGAAGTTTACAATTGTATCGTGAATATTTAACCTCCACGGGACTCATCAATGAGGTCCAAGAATTGAAAGGCTTAAATTTAGGGTGTTTTTGTAAGGATGGAGAGAAATGTCATGCGCAACTTTTAGTAGACTTAATTGAAGCATAATTAGATTTGTTTCCGCCACATGGGAAATAAATCTTATCTTTCTAGGATAGGGATAATCGCTCTGCACAAGGCACACTCTTGTTTGTATTTTCCCCATGTAGTGATACAGTTATGATGAAAGGTGTGTCGACAATTATCAAGGGTGGATAGCCTTTCTCCCATTTGAAATCTTTCCTTGCAGATGCCACATTCTAATTCTATCTCTTCTTCACGACAGTTTCTCTCTTCGATATCTAGTTGTATAGCTTCATTTCTTTCTAATTCTCCATCGTTCATACTGTTTTCTAGAATCAGATTGAATATGTTGGGACTAGCAGTGTGAAGAAGAGTTAGTAAACCTGTATAGGGATTAATAGGTCTCTGAATCGTGAGTTCTACCGTTACTCTTTCTCTCCTAGGTTCGATTGTTTGCTCAAAAGTGGGTGGCTGTGCTCTTCTGGTACTGGTTCCAGTACGAATGTTGATCCGAATCGATGGATCGTGTTCACTATCACTTCCCGACATCTCTGATTTAATAGTAGACAACATAATATTAAATCAGTTTAGTAGAGGCCTAGAGTGCGTCTTGCATCGACGCGAGAACATTCTTGAGCTTCTTCTTAGTCTTTTCAAGCTCCTTCTTAGTCTTTTCAAGCTCCTTTTCTAGATCATTATCGGATGATGAAGTCGTTAGACCGGCGACGTAATCCTGTACCTCCTTTGCATGACGCGCGAGCAACTCGACGATAGTTTCTCCTTCCGCCGGCTTGGACTTCTTACCCTTTGGCTTTTCCTCCTCTTCCTCATCTTCATCCTTCGGCTTGGACTTTTTCTTACCCTTTGGCTTTTCCTCCTCTTCCTCATCTTCATCCTTTGGCTTGGACTTCTTACCCTTTGGCTTTTCCTCCTCTTCGTCATCCTCATCTTCATCCTTCGACTTCTTCTTAGTCTTTTCATCCACATCCTCGTCCTCTTCGTCCTCCAAAAGGGTTTTGTCAGGCTCAAGATCCCACTCTTCGCAAAGTTCCAACGCCACATCATCCAGAGGGACGAATTCACCATCGTCGATACGCCCGATAACAATTCGTTCCTTTGCAGACTTAATTACTAGTCCCGAGTCGGGATGATAGATCTTATCCAGTTTCTTGTTCTTTTTGTATGTGACTCTAGTTTTGTTGCTCATTTTGATGTACTTTACATGGTTTTAAACCATGAAAAATCTTTTCATTTTTATTTTTGTCACAAGCAATTCTTATTCAGGGTCAATAGGATGGCTGCGTGATCCGATCCCTGCGGTTGTGTTAAGAGCCCTGCAGAATGAAGAATCTGCATGTCCTTCACACATTTCATTAACTCATCACTAACGATAAAGTAATCGATTCGCCATCCCTTGTTCCGCTCTCGAAACATTGGTATTCTAGGAGACCACCATGTGTATGCTTCCTTCATGTCAGGATAAAGCTTTCGAAATACATCAGAATAACCAACCTTCAAAAATCTTTCCATATCGTCACGTTCCTCCTTTGTGTAACCTGCTTTAGCAGATTTACCAACTCCCGAAAGAGCCGATTTATTGTATGAGGACGACTTAGGATTACCCCAAAAGATATCAATCGGAGAGCGTGCCACATTCAGATCGCCACCCCAGATCACTCTCTTTCCCTTTGCTCTCGCCTTTTTGAGAAACCGTAAAATAGCCGGATCCCAGGTGTTAATTCGGTACTCAAAGTTGGTTCCGGCATTCGGAACATAGGTTGTTAGAAGTAAAAATGTGTCGTATTCGGCTAAAATGATTCGACCTTCCTGATCATCCAGATGAGGAACCGAATAAAATATCCTCTTTGGCTTTTCCTTTGTCCATAAAGTCACACCGGAGTAACGAGCGCCGGACCGAGCATCAGAACCCTTGCTACAGTTCCAGTACTGATGATATCCGCTTATTTTTATACATCCTGCGATCGCATCGTCACATCTTGTTTCTTGCATACAGATAATATCTGGGTCGTGTTCGGCGACAATAGCTCCTAGATTCGATTCAGGATCGATTTCAGATAATTTAGTACACTTTGTGTACTTCTTGTTGGAAATGATGTTGGAACGTATACCGTTGATGTTCCAGGAAAGAATTTTTAGTTCGTTCCCTTTTTTTGATTTGGGTTCTGATTTAGATTGGTGACCGATTCGCACTTTTCTCTTCAACTCTTTGCTCATCTTATCACATGAGCCATACTTGAAAACATGATGTAACACAGTGATAATTTTGCCCAGATAGTTAGTTCCCTTTTCACCACTTCCTCCATCTCCGCCATCGCCCCAGACACTATCTCTTGTAGTATGTTCAACCATGAGAGCATTATCGGGAATACCCAGTAAGAGATGTTGTAATTTTGGCTGTTCAAACTTCGCCATCAGCGCTCGAATCATCACATCGATTCTAATTCGGTCCCAACCGGGTCTTACTTTGAGATCGATGTATTTATCAACCAAGTCGTTAATTAGCCGATCGTCAGTCTTCTTATTCAGTTTCCAGTTCTTACCATAATGAAGATTCTTTTTCTGTGTGCCGAGGAGTTTAACTTTCATAGGCGAGTCTGCTTCCTTAATCAGATTAGAGTATTTGATGCTACGCTTGCTAGCTCCCGGTCCGCGAAACTTCATCGCTTGAAAATACTGTTCTGTTGTTTGCCAAGTCTCACCATCAATAATTAGCGGTTTGGTCGGATAAAAGTTGCTTCCCCATCCATATTCGACCTTAGGATCGTAGAAAGGAATGTAATGGAAAGTTTCTGGACCCTTTTTTGACTCTGTTCTTACTTTCGACTCCGATTCTGTTACCGTCGTCTTTGACTTCGACCTAGAGCGACCCTCACACTCACCAACCTCACCGTAACCGTTCTTCAAATGCGCTTTAGTCAAGTCAGAAAACTTTGCACATCCGGCGGCATGTCTTAACGTTAACTTACTTCGCATTTTCCAATCAAAGCCGACCGCTTTTGCACTCATTACATACATGTCTCCATGGTTAACCGTCAAGCGAATCATATTTCCAACCGGCTTACTTCGACAAAACCAGTGATAGTTGAGGGGGGAGCTTTCACCTAAGCGCAATGCGATCACAATCTTTCTTTCACTGTCTCCATGAAAGCCGATGCCAGTTTTACAAGAGTCATAATAATAGTTTCCTTCTCCATGTAAATTTTCCGCTTTCGGTCCAAAGTATTTTACCAGTCTCTTTTTCAACTTTCGTAAAAGAGGAACATCCTTCCATGGAATAATAGTTCCCTTCTTGTTCTCAAAATCTGATTCCTGTCCTTCTTCGCCAAAGCAAAGATTATGTCTGGCATGTTTCTGTACCACACGTCCTCGCATCCACGCCTGTGAATCTGGTGTCAACTGTAACTGCTCCTCATACATTTCCTTGGCTGAAACCGATTTCATGATCGTTTCTATCGCGTTGCGAATGACTAGCACGTAGGCAGGCTCTCCATGTCCATCGATTGCATCATTTAGGCAAACAAGCTCGCAAGTTGGAAACTTTTTTTCTATCTCTTGTAAATCTTTCAAAGAATAGCCTTCTTGAGCTAGTTCACCCATGATTTGCATTCCCGCATGGCTTTCTGCTCTATCACCAAATGTAATCGTTACAGTCTGTTTGCGCATTTTATTTTAACAACAATGTTGTTAAAATTTTCATTTTGACACCCGAAAGTCTGGATTACACCATGTCATTGGGTATCCTTCCGAATCACAGGTTTCTACCTTGGTACACCACTTTTTTCTCACGTGTCCCTTAGAGATAAGATATGTTAGAAAATCGGGAATATCCTCATGGGTTAGTTTAGCTAGCTTTCGAGTCATTTCGCGCGTTCCACATGTCTCGTGGGGAGCAGTGTTAACAAAACCGAACTTTCGGTAGTATGTAATCACATTAGGAAGGGCGCTTAGAGTCACAAATCTTATCCGTTGCATTCTGGCTTGTAAAAGGATGGTGTTAATCAGTCTTGAACCGACTCCTTTAGCACAGATGACATCGATATAGTACGCGTTATTCTTAGCGAACACGATGGCGAAACCGGATACAGTGATAAAAGGAGCTTTACTTCTAGTTTTGTCGTTGGTCTTGATCGATAGAAAGATGTAATTCGGTTTTTCTCCCATCTGTTGCAGAATATATGTATGTGATACTGCTCCGTGACACAATCCTGGAGCCTGTCCTACAATGTAGGAAGCCATTGTATCATAGTTTTCCGATTTTGTGTCAAGAACTATAATCTCGGTTGAGCTCATTTATTATACCTGATCTTTTCCAAACAATGATTTTCTACAATTTCTTCAGCACATTTATGTATACTATTAAAGACTTCAGGATCTCCTCCTTTATCTGGATGGTATTTCAAGTAGAGTTTGCGAAGCTTTTTCCTCGCTTCTTTGCGATCACAATCAGACTTTGAACATACTATGCCATATTTTTCAAGGGTTTTGACACAGCCTACACACTCTTCGCTCCCCCATATCACGCCTATATCTTCTTTGTAAAAAGGGTATTTCTTGTCAGTCTGAATAATAATCTTTCTGATAACGATTTTATTGTCCCAAATCAAGTCGATTAAATAGTCTTTAGCATTTTCTAAGTGGAGTTGAAGATCTTTTTCAATACTTGTAGCTAGTGATTCTATGATTCGAAATTGTTCGGGAAATTCCGTTGAGTACTGTATTTTCAGTATCTTTCTGCGTGTGCTATCTGAAACTATAAGTGTAGGATAGATATGTGGTGTTTCCGTTTTCATCTTTATCAGAAGCATCAACCCAAGTATAAGAGCTTTAACTCCACGATACTGAGATTCAGACATTTTCGATCCTTTGTAAAAGTTACTTACCTTCCTGGCAATGTTCTGATCTCCTTTCTCATGCACGATGCAAAACTGTGCTGCCGCATACAGCATAAGTTGTATTTCCGGATCCACGTTACGAAAGGTTGCTGGCGATGGATCTTTTCGGAAAGAGCGTAATCTAGATAACATTTATTCTGGTCAACAATTTTGCACAAGCTTGCTCACAAAAATTGAAAAATTTAAACACATTTTCAGGCTATTGTGATGAGTAACGACGATTCGAAAAGAGATATTAAGGAGGAGGCTGAAGATGATTTTACCAGTTACAGTATTGATGCGAATGGAAGAATCACGATCGACTATTATTATCCCAACCACGAAGCAACATTCCTCATGTATTCTCCTTCTTTTGAGCAGGCTACGGAAATGGGTGCATCCATAGGCAAAATTATGGAGGAAAATTGTGATGCTATCTATAAGGGTACGGAAGAGCATCAATTCAATCTCAAAGAGCCTAGAACTGTACATCTGGTGCGTGCTAAGTCGGATGATGCGAGTTTACTCGAAGTCATTAACGGACTGAGATTCAAACATTACGGTAAACATTTCAGCCCGCAGGAGCTTGATATTAACAATTGGTACGTTCCCACACTTTACATAGATCACCAAGAGGACACCTACATCACTAATGATTTTCACCATTGGGATTATGCGTTTCTGAGTGGGTATGGTTGTGATAAATGCAATACCATGTACAGAATGTGTGATTGCATAATTTGCGAAGTGAGAGACCTTGACGATGTTCATCTCAGATGTGCTTGCGAGAGTGTTAGTTTGGCCAAAATCCAGAAATTTATCCTGTTTTGTGCTCGAAAAAGGAGACTATTGAAATGGCTAAAATCAGACTCATTCGCAGAATGGTTTTATGCGCCAGGAAATTGTGGCGAACTGTTGACTGCACGTCAGTTCAAAGCCAGAATGAAGTAGAAAATACGATTTGTATTTGAAGAATACAAATTCCAATTTAATTTTTAAGATTAAGAAGATTCCATGTCTGTTGTCCCTTATCCATGAGAACAACAGTGTTATTTCGAAGAGATTCAACGGTGGTCTGCAATCTCTCCAGATCTTTGGCATCACCCACAAAACACTCGTTAGCAGTATCGTACTTCAATCTCATTGCATCTGCCTGTGCCTGCGCATTTAGGCGAATAGCTTCTGCCTGTGCCTGCGCATTGAGAGTAACTGCTTGTGCAGATCCCTCCGCCTTTTTGACCTCAGCTCGCTTCTTACCGTCGGCATCGATCTCCACCGCATGAGCGCGATTTTCAGCAGCAATCTTTTCCTGTTCAGCGATAATGATGTTATTCATAGACTCTTGTACCCGTCGTGATGGGATAATCTGTTGTAGCTCAACTGAGATGACCTCCATACCCCAGTCAGAGATCTGTCCCTCTAGCTCTCGACGTAGCTGAGCGTTAATATTCTGTCGCTGTGAATTAGCTTCAGATAGTGTAAAGGTTCCCAGCACATTGCGCAATGTGGTCTGAGTCAGAGTTGGAACCGTATTGGCGTAATCATCAACATGATATCGTGCTTTGTACGGATCTTTAACACGATAGTAAGCCACTGCGTCAACTGTGGCGTTAAGCTGTTCCTTGGTGATGATCGACTGTTCAGGAATCTCTACTTTGTGCATATCCATAGGAATACGTTCCAGCCTTCCGATTCCAAAAGGCCAGATCGCTCTTAGACCTGGTTCAGCTGTGCGGGTGTATTTACCAAACATTTCAACCAGACCTTTTTGATTTGGACGAATAACTCGCAAAGACGATAGTAGAGTGATAGTTCCTATGGTGCCAGTCATAGGCAGAGTATCGTAAATAACCTGCATAGCGGTGGAGAATTTACGAACGAATCGTTTTGTAGTAATCATTTTAAGCTAAAAAGAGCTTGAAATTAAATTTTCATTTTTAGTAAATCGGTACGTGATTCCAGTTAAGGATGGAAAAGAGCTCCCGGCATACGTTGTCGTGAAAAGACTTTCTATCCACTGTTTTGAGAATCACGAAATCTTCTTTCTTACATGGATGCTTGTGACGCTGTAGAAGCTGATACAGAACATACTGTGTGGAGATAAAGTTAACTCGCTCAACCTTATGCTTGAAGTGTTTATCATACGTTTCCACCAACAGATCGAAATCGGTTAGAAGCTTATCTTCCAGATGTGAAATGTTATCCGGCTGCTTACCAGTAAGGTTATAATGTATTAGAATGACATTCTCATAGTGCTTAGAGTATTTTAACTCCTTGAGAAACATCAGTACGTGTTCCTTTGTGATTTTGGAAAAGCGAACCTCGCGCTCGGTACTTTTATTTCCCACCAGTAAGTGATGACGATCAAAAATGTCTTCTAGATCATCATAAACCTTCTGCTCGATCGTGCAGTTTTGCTTTCCTTGATACTGGTTAATACAGTCTCGAAAATGCACCTTACGGTCATAGGTATATTTGCTAGAAATATTAACACGGTCGATATCTCGGTATGATGACGTATACTGCATAATTTCTTGTTGTGCTCCGCAGTCGAGACAGATTTGCATATTTTCTTCGACGACAAAATTCTGTTTGTTAGGACAATTTTCACAGGTGTTTTTACTGTGTTTTAGTTCTGATTTCTGTTTAACATCAATGACGTGATACTTTTGCGCTACAGCCATGTAGGTAGCGATGAGCTCTTCGCATTCCTTGTGATTATGTTTGGGCTTTCCGACAAAGGATAATTTTATCGGTGTCTTGAGCATTTCCTTATACCGTTTGATAATCTCAGCGGTCTCAAAGATGTAAAAATTAAGTTCTCGATTACTCTCGATTTTTTGTATTGTTTTTCTCAGTTCAGATATATACTTTGATAAGTCCTTTTTAGCCTTAAAAGATAATCCTTCCGATTTCATCGTTCTTTCCAAATCACAAAGCCTTTCCTTATATCTAGGAAGGTTTTCATGCTCTTGGCCAAATTTTTGTCGAATCTTAGCATCAATGCTTAGAATGTCCATCTCGTTCTCCGACATCTTATATCAGAAAAAGAAAGAACTTTTAAGCTAAAAGCAACAAAAAAAATAATTTTATCTTGCATAGTATAAAATGACTACCCAATCTAACATCACCTCTGGCTTTATTGATCTGGCCACTTATGACGAAATGGAGAAATATATGTACGGTGGCAGTTCGGCTACCGCTTATTTCGTCCGCGAGACTCGTAAGGCTACTTGGTTTACCCAGGTTCCCGTCGTCCTTTCCCGTTCCAATGGCAATGCCGAGTTTGGAACCGATCACTCTGTAAGCATCTCTCGAGCAGGAGATTATCTTCTTCATGCATGGCTTCGTGTTAACTTCCCGTCGGTTACTCTTGATGCTGCCAATTCTGCCGGTGTCAACGGTCGTCTTCGTTGGACTCGTAACTTGATGCACAACTTGATCCAGGAGTGTTCGATCTCCTTTAACGATCTTGTTGCCGCTCGATTTGATAACTACCATCTCGATTTCTGGGCTGCTTTCACCGTTCCCGCTGGAAAGCGTAACGGTTACAGCAACATGATCGGTGATGTTCTTGATCTTACCAACGTTCACGCTGCAGGAGTTGCAAACGCCATTCCGGCTGCAACTTTGAACCTTCCTTTGCCCTTCTGGTTCGCTCGTGATTCTGGTGTCGCTCTTCCTACCGCTGCCCTTCCTTATAACGAGATGCGTATCAACTACACCTTCCGCGCTGCTAACGAGCTTTTGATTCTCGATAACATCGCCAATGCAGGTGCTGGTGTCGCTCCTTCGGCTGCTCCCGTAGCAACAGATCTTACCAACGGATTCCCTGTTCTCGGAACTGTTCAGACCTGGGCTAACTACGCTATTGTTTCGAATGACGAACGTAAGCGTATGGCCTGTGCTCCTCGTAACATTCTGATCGAACAGGCTCAGACTGCTCCTCTGCAGACCTTTGCTCCCGCTACCAACACCTCTCCTTCCTACGATCTTCGCTTTTCGCATGCGATTAAGGTGTTGTTCTTTGCTGTTCGCAATAGTACTATCGCTCCTCAGTGGTCCAACTATACCGCTGCATCATACTTCCCTGGTGCTGCCTCGGTTGATACCACTCCTTCCGGTGCAGTCGATCCTATCGTTACCACGTCTCTCACATATGAGAACACGGCTCGTATGTCTGCCATGGGTTCGGACTACTTCTCATTGATTCAACCTTGGTACCACGCTCCCTTCATCCCTATCGACACCGGTTACCACATGTACTCCTACTCTTTGGACTTTGTCTGCCTCGATCCTAAGGGTTCGACCAACTTTGGTAAGTTGACCAATGTTACTGTCAGCCCTGTTGCCTCTGTTGGTGCACAGACCGGCGCAGCTGGTACCGGTGCGGCTACTTCTGGTCAGGATTACGTTCAGACATACAGATTCATCACCACCACCGTTAATAACAACATTATCCGTGTGTCTGGAGGTGCGTTGGGCTTTCCAGTACTCTGAGCGCCACCTATTTCAAAAATCGAAGACAAAATTTTACGTTTCGAAAACGTAAAATTAAAATTGGATTTAAGGAAATAGAATTATAGCATCCCCACCGTATCACCTCTCAACTTTCCACAATCATATTGTCCCAAACCACCACTAACATCCGTGCAGTATTTTTCCTTCTTATCAACCTTGGATAGAATTATGCTGGAAAGGATTAGCACGCCAACGACTCCCATTAGAGTCAGTACTTGAACTGGATTCATTTCTTTTCAGCAACATTTTCTTCACTTTGGACTTACATTTCAAAATTGAAATATATGAACTACATTCATGTCAAAATTGACAATGACAATGCTAAAGGAACTCAGTTGTATGTTGAATAAGGATCTCAAGAGCACTCTTCAGATTTTGATCTCAATTCTGTTTCGAAACGCCTCCATTCACAGTATCACCTATCAAGGGAAAACGTATCGTGAATTACCCAACAGTTGGGTTCATCGAGAGAATGACTTCAATGAGGAGGAAAAGAATCTTGAGTGTACAGGAGTGAACTGGGATGATGATTGTGATGTGATGTATTCGACGGAGGCAGTCTATGCTTCGGAAATTGAGTTTACCTGGTCGTGGGATGATTTGGACGAACATCCTGACTATGAAAACATGACTCTTCAAGCGAAAGACTTTCTGCAACACTTGGAGGACAAAATGGACGAGGTTGTTTTTCCAGGCTTGATTCGATTGGAAAATGTGAGCGGAGAGAATGATGATCATCGAGGCTCGGATCACTGTCTGTTATCATTGCCCTTTGAATCGGTTGAACTTGAGAACCCAACCCTGAGAGAATTTTTGAAGGGACTGTTCCTCAACAAGTCTCACCATTTCGATAAATGGTACGAGATGTACATCGACAGTCGCATCATCGAACGACCAAACGGCATGTGGGTAGTCCAACTAGAGTTTGATCATGGGTCTTAATTGCAACTCATTTCTAATTGAAATTAAAATTAGAAACGAAAGTGAAATCGCCATGAACATCTTCTTTCTCCATCGCAACCTTCGAAAGTGCGTTCGGTACTATATCGATCAGCACACTTATAAGATGATTCTAGAAACGTGCCAACTTCTGTGCTGTGCAATCTGGATGACAACTCCCGAAAATCCTCCACCATACAAGAAAACACATTGGAATCATCCAGCTGCCATCTGGGCTAGAGCGAGCAAAGAGAATTGGCTTTGGCTTCAGAAACTCGGCCTTACTATTTGCAAGGAGTATACGTATCGTTACGATAAGATACACAAGACAGAAGCTATAATCGCATCTCTGAAATGTCCCAACCTTCCGGATAAGAAATTTACAGATCCACCGCAGATGATGCCGGATGAATATAAGCATGAGGATGTCATCACCGCTTACCGCAATTTTTACATCTTGGGCAAATCACACTTACACTTTCACAAGTCTCGTCACGCTTGGAAAAGACGAAAGATTCCCAGCTTCATTCTCAAGGCTTTTCCAAAGTATGCTAATATGTGAACACTATGAACAAATCTGTGTTTTTTCTAATATGACTACTGACAGCATAATCACCACGACCCATGTTCCCATTCCCACATATCTACTCCATTTTATACTCTCGTGAGCGTTGCCAGGGCAAAGTTTTCTTCCCAGGTTGAGGGTGCTACTCTGATCATGACCGTATACCCTTTCCTGACATCCAAGATGAACATAACCAAGAACAGTAAAAATTACCACACATGCGATCACCGCAGTTAAAATTCTGGAAGAACACCTATCTTTGTTGCGTTTATACAGAACGATGATCAACGCAACTCCTACCGTGATATCCTTAATGTGATCATATGCGTCTCCCAGCTTTGTGACTTGGTCATATTTACGAGCGTAATGGCCGTCCAAACAATCAAAGAAGTACGATAATAGGTAACAGACGCAAAAAACCCATATCTTGCCTTTCCACAAAGCCCAAACCGCTAGTAAGCCAAATAATAGCGAAATGGTAGTGATGCCGTTTGGAGTGAAACCCATACTTCTAAACAGGGGGCAACACGAATCGGCTAAACCGATCAGTATATTATCTAGAGGATTCTCGTATTCAGCGGGTATCTTCCTCATTTATACTTACGTACATATCTTCTTCTCCATCAAAATAACTGTGAGAATGAAAAAGATTGTCCATGTACCAGGTCCAAAATATCGCATCCAACGGATGTTTTTATCCACGTCACCCACACACATCTTTTGAAACAGCGTTAGAGAAGCTCCTTTACTGCGCTTCTTGTCCTGGCAACCGACAAAGATTCCCATCAACACCGTCAAGAGTAGAAAAACAACCGCTACAATGATCAAAACTGACGGGGAACACCTATCCTTGTAACGCATAAAGATGATAACCACCAAAATAAGCCCAACTACCCAATCCTTAATGTGGTCGTACCAATCTCCGAATTTACTCGTCATCTTATACTTTCGCGCGTACAATCCATCCATACAGTCAAAGAAGAATGAAATCATGTACAGAATGGCGAATAACCACACTTTTCCCTTCCACAGGAACCATGCTGATAGTAGACCAAAGATTAGAGATAATGTTGTGATGCCATTGGGTGTAAAATACATCTTCTTGAATAGAGGGGATAACCAGTCAGCGATATCGTTCAAAAAATTATCCACAGGGCATTCGTCTTTAGTCATTTATCTTCCGACAAGAAGATAAATCCTTATAGCAACTGTTTTAGCATCGAACTACAGTACTCATCGCTTTTACAGAACTGTATATTCCCATACACCAGTGGTACTATGATCCAAGCAAGAATAATGTCAACAGTATAGTGGTTATGAGTAGCAATGATCAGAAACTGACTTATAATGTTGTACAGAACCAGAGGTAAAACAGGGACAATTTTTCTGGTGTATAGGTAGATCGTTGCTAAAGCCGAGTAAGATGCATGGCCAGAAAAAATATACTCGGTTCCCGATCCGTTCAATCCTCCCATTCTGTACTTATCGTGGTAGTCTTTCAATGGAGGAAGAATTGTAGATACAGAACAGATAGATCGTAAAAACTGAATTATAGCCATGATCAAAAACACCTCATTCAGCGTATTAATATCTATCACTCCAGCCGTGCCCAAAGTTTGAATCAGAACCAGTACGTCGCTGAGATAAGGTGTATGAATGTACGAGATATTGCTGTGAATAATATCAACAACACGAACGCGATCGCCATGAATCAGATTTGCCACTGTAACGCAACACAATGAGGATAAGATGAACAAAAATAGACTTATCATTTGTTAAACGAAGCAAGAGTTTAAGATAGATTATTTCTGTTAATAAATGTCAACCTATCAAAATTATGCTGTGTTATCTGAGAAGAGTAAACCGCAAAAAGAGTTTCCTGCTGTCGGTGGTAAAAGTGTAAGGCTTATTCCTCCCAAATCCGGCTCTCTGGAGAAGTACGATGGCACTTTATCGTTCGTAGCTTCTGTTCGTCCTTCCGGCTGTAATTGCCCACAATGTCAACAACAGTTTATCGCGGGAGTGACCTAAATTTCAAAATTGAAAATTTAAAAAACTTGCATTTTTTCAGTATAAATTTAGGATGTATAACATTTTGCGTTAGCATTAGGCCTCTGATATACCCGAGCGGCGTTTTGTTTTAGCGATGTTCAAAAAAGGGTGTCCAGGGGCTCTTATAAACCACTAGCCGACATCGCACTCTATTTGGCGTGTCTAGACGTATTTAGATCATCGTAACCAAGCTTGAGAGTGTTCATGGTAGGTTCGTGACACTATATGCTTCCTTCCGACAAAAGGATGTATGTAGTGTTACGGTTACAGCTATACTTGTTAGAATGTTTATGCAAGTATAGTTCTACCACAGGTTGCTTTTGTCGGGAGCAGTCTGTCCTTCCTGCAAGGTGAAAATGGTTTATTTCCGAAAGGATATGTCGAAGAAAGGTACAATTTTTTACCACAAATGGTAACAAATTAACATTCCATACCTCCACCATAGTTAGCATTGTCATCATACTCTGCAAAATCATCATTCACAGAGCTAATACGCTTTTCCTCAATCTTTTCGATCAGCTCCATCTCCTTACGAATTTTAATCTCCTCGTCATGAGTTTTTACTCTCTCCAACTGTTCTTCCAGCTTGTCCATCCGATTATCCAAAACAAACTGAGATTGTCGTCCCAATTTAGCCTCACGAAGTTTAGCACGAAGTTTAGCTTTTAAATTCTCCACATTCTCCGTTTCTTCAGTCTTTCTTCCACGAGCGGCTCGTTTAGTCTTTCTCATTTATCATACCGAATCTTGTTTTAAAATAGTGATCCAATCCAATCTATCCAATATCATGCGTACTAATTCGCTAGTCTGAAATGTTATAATACCCAATCTAACTCCATTTTGTTCTAGCATACGTAGTATTTCAAACAGCGCTGTGACTCTTTCACGACCTCCAAAATGAGATTTGATAATATTCTGATCACTTTTGGCAAGCCAGCGCTTACGGAAGTTCGACTCTGTTATCGTGTGATTAAAATCTAGGAGAACCATGCTGACAGAATCTTTATCAAACTTCTTTTTCCTCAACAATACAAACAGATCTTCTGGAACGAGAGGCTTGCTGAGTAGCACTGTGTTAACTCCTGTCCATTTTTTGACCTCCATGACAACTTCAGGATTGTCATCGTAAAAATAGACAGTATTTGGGTTTAACTTGTACTTGTTTATCAGATATTGGATTCGATGACTTTTCAACTGTCCTTTTAACTTTGCAGAGATTTTTTGAGCTGGTTCGATCTTTGCTTCATTGCACATCTCCAGACGACCGGTAATGTTCGCTTGTAGAAGTAGCTTGTTGTAACTTTGCAGAACATGTACCGCTACTTCAGCATCGCCGACAGAATTAACCTTACAGAATATGGCCCAGATGTAGAACATTCTTCGAATGCCTTGTGGAATCAGCGCAAATGTCTCCGGGCTGGGCTCGCGACAAAACCTGCCGACAGTTTCCATTTATAATCAAAAATATTTCCTTTTATAAATGTCTAAAGTAAGCGTAACCACAGTGAAAGACATTGGCTGTTCATTTAAGGTCATTCGCAGTACAAGCAGTCATAAAGTAATCACCCTTTCCTTGTGGAAAAGTTCTCCCGGATATGTATTCAATCTGTCTAATACTATCTTGTGGTGGGGAAGAAATGCTAGGGCATTGTTTCCGGGATGGAATGTACGTATCTACATCGATTATTCCATTTTTCATTCAGTACCGGATGATATCGACTGGAATGTTGTATACGAACAGTTGAGCAAGCATAAAAACGTAGAAATATGGCTTTATTTCTGTGAATGGGGTCATAGCAAGGATTCCAAATGTGCTAGATGCCATGACGGTACGTTTGGTTCTGTTCTACGCTTTCATGCCTTTCAAGACCCAGATGTCGATATAGCTATATCTCGTAATGTTGAGTTGTTATCCAGTATCAAAGACGCGCGTATAGTTCACGATTGGTCTCGAAGTAAACGTAAGTATCATGTAATCTATGATGTTGGTGGCGGATACCCATGTGACTACAAAAATGAAGAGATGTGTAAGGAATTGGGGATGGACGGAGAGAATATGGTACTTGCTACGTTTGGAATGAAAAAGCCTAATCCTTACAAGGATATGTTTTATCTAATGAGGATGATTGTGATGGAATATGGCAAGATTTTACGTAAATATCCATATGGTACTGACGAAATCCTTCTAACTACCCTGTATAAGATAAAGATGACTGGAAAAAATACGTATATCACTCCTAGAGCGAGATTGAACCAGTTGTTTCCATTAGAAAATCCACATTACGAGCATGTTGCTCATTTGATATTTGACTTCTTTCGGGAGGACAAAACACCTCTAACAGGGGAAGTACGAGGGATGGTAAAACTCTTTGGTGATTATATGGACTTTAGTCCCTATCTAGTGAAACAATTACCACCTTTGATAGGTATAGTTGAAGACAAGGTGCCAGATGTTGCCGTTGCCTTACTAAAATATCTACGAAAGGAGTTGCGACCTAAGATAAATATTCGACAAGCAGAAAAAATTCGTCGCGAAATGATGCAGTGGAGTTTTGAGCTATTTCGGGATAATAAGCTAAACAAAGAGGTTCATTCTTGGGATGAACCAGACTATAACTTTATGGATCACGCAAAAAGCTCTCATGAAGCTGATACAATGACCTATGTAGCTATACTAACAGTAATATTCGAACTAATCGATTACCCAGGAATTACCCTCAAGATGAAGACGTATGATGTTCCAATAATGCCCAAGGAGCGAGAGATAACGGAAAAAGAGATTCAAAAGGCGATTGAACTCAAGAAACGTACATCGGTAATCAAGAAAACCGATGAGCAGTGGAGAGAACGGATCGTTGGTAATCTAAAACGTGATTACGAACGTGAAGTTGAAAATTACAACAAAAACAAAAAAATATTTGATCGGAATTTGAAAAACATATGGATACTGCAAGATGATGACTATCTATAAGGACTCTCCCACTGTAGGAGCCGGATTCAGATTATAGCCTTTTCCTTCTCGACAGGTGAGAAGTAAAAGAGTCACACCGCCATACTTAAACTTCAGTCCTCTGAGTATATTAGATAACTTAGACGCGTGCATGATGAAGGTGCTATCAACCCATGCTGTGTTTTCCAGATACGGTAATGCATTGGAAGCTTTTTCGGCGTTCAAAACCACGTTTCTACACTTTTTAAGAGGTTTCTCTGGCATGGTAAGATATTTGGCTGCTGTATTCACATCAGTAATGTATACGCGGTTATCTTTTTCCACACAGACAGCTGCTCGGACAGGTAGTCGAAACAACCCGTGGCGAAAATATTCGTCGGGGTGAAAATCGATCTCTTTAATCACGCTACCTGGCTCATAGACACAAAAGTGGTCTCGGAGAGAAGAGTAGCCCGACAAAACCTTCAGAAACGACTGGTAGTCTTTGGTGGCGCCAGGATCGGTAAAGATTTTACCCCAATTGTAACGATCAAATCGGGGGCAGATGTGAAGCAATTTTCCAGAGTAACAGAACATGATCACCCTACAGTTCTCAGGTATAACACAATCTTCTTTCGATTCATAACCATGCATGTTCATAGCGTAAAAGGTTTTGTTCATTTATTTTATACTTAATAGTATAAAATTAGTTAGACTTATTTTCAGAAGAGGAAACTGGGCGACGTGCTCCGGCAACATCGGCAGTGAGCTTCTTCTGACTATCCAACTCTTGGGCCATTCTCTTAATAGTCTCCTTTAGGTTTTGAACCTCTGTCTTGTATGACTCATTGGAAGCGTTAAGCGATGCAAGCTTGTTCTCGTTCTGCAACTCAAGAATCTTGAGCTGACGAGACATCTGTTCATCAACCTGTGATTTGACATCGGCACGACACTCTTCCTTGACCTTGGAACACTCCGCTTTCCACCTAGTAGCCTCCTGTTTATACTCCTCGAGTTCATCCGAAGAAACGATCACTCTACCCATTTCTTCGACGGTTTCGTTGAGAACTCGAAGCTTGTTATCACGTAGATTTTCTTTTAGTTTTCTCATCGCTTCGGCATTGGTTGCTTCCTGTTCTGATAGCTGTTCGTTGATATCGCAAACGGTATCCTTGAGAAGCTTAAGCTCCTCGACAGCATCCTCGAAGGTTTCCATCCTTTTGATGAGATCTTTCACTATTTTTACGACTTGGTTTTGTTCACGTAGTTTTTTTGCTCTTGTTGACATAATTGTTACTCCACAATTATGTGTTTTTAAACCTGATTTTAATTCTGTCCAGAAGGGATATGGGCTAAATCTATTAATTCTTATCGCGAATCTTTAGAATCCAGTCGATAACAAGCTTCTTATTGGACGAATCCAATCTAGCCATAAAGTAGAGCAAATTTTTACCCGAACTAATCCACTTCTCCCAAAAGTGTTCCGTGTTATTGGGCCACAACTTTGCACAGACAGATTGACAGAAATCATTCTGTGCATGCAGATATACATCAAAATACTTTAGAACCTCTCGTGAATTCATTTACGCGATCTTGATTGGGTTATGATTTTCATTTTGTAAATATCTCCGCCTTAACGTAATCGTTAACGATGCCTGGTATGTACTCTAGAATCTCCTTGCCGTAATCGTCAATCCAGGTTAGTAAAATATCTTTAATCTTGGTCTTAACGTATCTCTTGAACTTTTCCGATCCATCCACCATTCCATTGATGACATCTTCGTCATCACATTTACTCAGCGTTGTATTTAGATAATTCCTAATAACAGCATTATACTGTTCCTTATCAGAGATGCGTACAGCAAGGTGCTCATTTTCTGTAAACCCTTGCATAACGTTGACTAGACGTGCTAAATGACCTGTGCTACATTGTCCATGCATTTCACGAAGCTCTTCTAGAAGACGAAGCTCTAACTCATGGCGATGTTGGTGTTCCTGTATCCACAACCACAGAGCAAGGAGAACATCCTGAAGGCTGGTGTCGATTCCAAAAGTTCCTACATTCCGTTTGACGTATCCAAAGCTATCCTTAATCAATTCCTGCTTATTAGGATAGCGTCGTTGAAACTCTTCTCCAATCTGATCTAGACATTCATCTTTGTATTTTCCCCTTCGGCTATCATTAGCTTCTCTGCTGATTCTCGGATCCATCTTCAACTCGAGAACGTGACGAAACATGTTGTATAAAGTTCTTGAAGCTTGTAGTACACTCTGATTAACTTGGGTATTATGCACATTTTGGCTATCAGCATAGACTACTTTTTTGATCGGCTTTCCCAATATTTCTCTTCTTATTTCTTCTTCTACTTCTCCTTCTCCTTCTTCCTGATCGTTTTCCAAATCCCTTAGGCGGTCCAGAATCTTTCGGCGGTGATTGGGAGCAAACTCTATGATAATATCTGTTACCTCTCGCGCTAATGGGATCTTGCGTTCCCTTATAAAGTAATCAAATAACTCTAAAGCTTTAGCGACAAGATCATTCACGGTTAAAGCTCTTTCCTTGTGCCGAAATTGGAATAGAAAACGTAATGCAGTTGTTTTTAGGTCGTCACGATGCTTATAGTCTTCTGGAAATCGGTGGATATTAAGAGCGTGACTGAATCCTTGCTTCGAATACCACGATCGTAGTTGTAGTTCCATTTCTTAATCATTTAGAAAGATAAAATAATAAAACAAACTATGAATGGACTGATAATTATTCTGGGAATGACTGCGACAGGAAAGACAACTTTGGCGCAAAAATTCATCGACAAGACGGATGCATACACAATTATCACCTCTCATCGCCATGATTACGCCAACTTTAACCGGAATCGTATTTTTACTCTCGATCGACTCCCCGAGATAATGTCTCAACCTAGTGGGGGCACTATTGTTATCGAACTCGATGAAAAAATATGGATGGAAGGAGCGCGTAAATCTGTCAACAAAATCTCCTCTAATTTTCGAAGTCTTGGTTTCAAACGCTGTATTTTCACTATGAAATACCTGAAAGATTTTAGTTCAGGGTCGTGGCAAGATGTGGATCATCTATTTATTCTTAGATGCAAACAAGACACATTGAATCAACTTCGCATACCACAAACACTTTTTACACATGATTTGCCAGTTCATCTAACCCGTGACAAAAATCGTGACTGGACGATCGGTGACTTTGATGTCAAAACGACCTAAAAATTTCTTATGCATAAATAAATGCCTAAGAAAAGCGGTAAATATTCTTTGAACCCCAACAAGTTCCCTGCATACTCATTACCTAAGATTTATGGTTGGCACTTGATTCCAAAACAAGATCTTCGTGATACAGGTAAAATTTTCAAATATTTTGGAGCTAACTGGTGGGACCTTTTACTCGATGGAAAGCTTGACCTGAAAAAGGGAAGTGTTACCTTGAAGACCAAGGATGTACATGTCATGGTATTTATCAATGTCGGAACAGATGTTGTGCATATGACGAATGAGGAGATTGGAGACATTTATGCTGTCCAGCCAGGTAAGCGCTCTACCATTAATAATACCTTTGACAAGACGATCACATTCACATCTTCCAGTCCATCAAACGAGATGAATGTGACCAAAATTGGAAACATGTACATAATTCTTCTTCAGGTTGAGCAACTTCGTTCTGGAGAGTCCAAGATAAAACAGTCTGCTGTTTTTAGCGATTTTCTACTAATGTCAGGGGTTCCGGATAAGGATCAGTACCTGTCGACTCTCGGGATGGAACAGATGGCTGCAATCAGTTTTAATGACTGGGACTACGTCGATGACAGAGATGGCGAAGCAAAAAGTAACTGGGTTGAGCTTCTTCTCGAGCAGTGGGATCGTTGCAATCCATACAAGTCTGGTAAAGCCAAAGCACATATTCCTTTCAAAATTCACTGGATCTGGCTCAGCAGATATCATGACGGGAGAGAGTTCGGCAAGATACAATCTAAATTTTACAAGTTTATGGAAACGTGGATTCAACGCAACCCCAATTTTGAGATTAATATGTGGACTGATAATCCACAGTTTCATGTTCCCCCTAGATTTCAAGACATACTGCGTGTTCGTGGCCCTGATGATATCAAGAAAGCAGTGCATAAGCTTCCTCCCAAAGTTCAACGTAACATTACATATATGCTTCGTAACCATCCCAATGTGGGAGCACGATCTGACACTTTACGTCAGGTGATTCTATATACCGAGGGTGGTGTGTACGCCGATGTTAACGATGGAGCATGTCTGGCATCATTACAAAAGATGTGTGAAAAGTTTGACTTTATGATCGGTATGGAACCTGTTATGTATGTTAACAATGCCATCATAGCAGCTAAAAAAGGTCACATTATCAATAAAAGGTTCATCGCTTATTTGGCTACTAACGCTCATGATTTTGTTAACGAGTGGATCGAGGATTACATTGATGATCCCGATCAGGACTCAAAAGATGATTATATCGTATCGACAACAGGTCCGATCGCCATGAGTACAATCATACACGGTGTTCTTATGGATACAACTCTAAAACATTCTGTGATCTTTCCAAGTAGTTGGATCTATCCGAACTTTTGGATCAAGGAATCATCAGAAACATGGTTGAAACCGATCTCAATCACAGCCCACTACGATGCAAGAGATTACCTCGCTTAAAGATACTAACATACCCAAGAAATGAGTACAAGATCCGAATCATACCTTAGACATAAGTACGAACGTGCTAAAGAGGCCGCTACCACTTGGTACCAAAAATACCAAGATCTGCAAGAACAGATCGATGAGCTAAAGGAGGAAAATCGCGACTTAAAAAGGGAAAAAGAGGAACGTCCAGACGAAGATTTTACAGAAGAGTTAGAAGCTGAAAATAAGCAATTACGCCATGAGGTTCGTAAGCTCAGAAAGGATTTACATGACTGTAAGGATCGAGTAGCTAAGTTGGACCGCGAAAGACTTCTCTCAGACGGTAAGATTCAGCAACTAGAAGATGCCAAAAAAGATCTGAGAGAAAGATATAATGATCTTAAGCAAGATTTTCGAGAGAGCCAGAGATGGAATCGTAACACAGTTAGTCGAGCGGATTAGTTAGCTCCTTGGTTTTAGGTGGATGTTCAGGTGGGGCGTATATCGTATATAATCGTAGACCTCTTTTCCCAGCGATTATGTTATGCTTGGTTTTACTAGGAACCAATAGAGCATCACCATTTTTCAAGTTGTATCTCTTACCAGCTACAACTGCATATCCCTTTCCTCCCTCTACACGAATAAACTGGCTCGTTTTGGGATGAACCTCCATTCCAATCTCATCACGGGGACGAATTTTCATCAGAACAAGTTGCATCTCTTTGCTGGTAAACAAGACTCTGCGATAGTAACGGTTACGCAAAGTCTGTTTTTCAATGTTTCCCTTGTATGGTTTGGGCATTTATAAAATGAAAATAAATCTTGTATAAATAATCATTAAATGTCTGCTAAGAATAAATTACAGGAAATCTATCAGAAGCGACAACTTGCACTCCCTGTTTATGAAACTGTTCGTGTTAATGACCATTGGAGGTCGACGGTGACTCTGTGTGATAACAGAACGTTTGTCGGTGAAGAAGCAACGAAAAAGAGTGTAGCTGAAAGCAATGTCGCACAGATTGCTTTAAAAGCTATTCCTCAAGAGCGTGACGAGTCCCCTCAAGCCCTCTCTCAAATCCCCTTGAGAGAACTTTCTCGTCTCTGTCAAGATAGCAAAACAATAGTTCTCATCGATGTTGAGAATATTCCTCAAAGCCTGGAATCGTCGTTTCCTTCTGACGTAAAGGTTATTGGTGTTGTCGGACACTGTAGCTCAGTAGCTAAAAAATCCTTTCCATTTCATAAGTATGTAGTTCGTTCAGCGTTGCGAGACGCTGCCGATCATTCGCTCAGCTTTTTAGCCGGATTTCTAGCTAGCACATCAGGTGAAGAAACTAAGTTTATACTAGTATCACGAGATCACTTTGCAGAAATTACCGCTTTCAACCTTCGTTCTCAAGGCTTTCAGGCTCATCATGTAACAGGTATGTTTGATAACATTTTCTAAGCTTAAAATAAATGCCTAGAAAATTTTCTTCTCTTGCAGCCAAGTATTTTGACCCTGATCATGTCGAAAAAGTAGCCAAATCTCTTCTCGAACAGCAAACGTTCCGTCAAAAGGTGATGAAAAATAGTAAAACGACATTCGCTATGCGTAGTCGCCTGAGAAGTCTCATAGATATTTTGTCATCGGCTGTTACTACGTACGCTAATCTAGAATCGTTTATGGATGTGGTGGATTTAGGCTATCGTTTTGGCTATGACAGACTGAATCCAATGATGGTGGTATTTAACGCGCTTATGTTTGGTTTCGTTCTATTTAATGACTGGCAATTTTACCTTTCGACTCCGTTGGGAATGGATATGTTGTATAATCTAGCCAACGATCCAGCAAGACGCCAAGATTTTATGAATATGATTGCACACGCTTCTATCCTTGGAGTTAGCCCCACAGATATTCTTGCCGGCATACCGCAGGCTGGTATCGTAATCATGGATGACGATAGTTATTTAGCGATGGCAGCCAACTTTGGAGTAAAGCGTGCGGTATACGAGGTTTTATCTCGTCTTTAATTTTGTACAACATTGTTGGTACCAATTACCGGATGCGAAAAAGATACACTTCGGATCGCAATTGTCATTAGTCACCTTGTACGTTAGGTAGATGGAAATACCGAGAAGAACAGTCAGGTAAACACATACATGTTCTTTAACCGTCCACCCATTGTACCAGCCGTGCCGAGCATGAAGCCACAGCGTAGCGCCGAGAGGAAATGTAAAAATAAATGAAAAAATGAATGGATACAATAGAATCATCTGCCCAAAGCTGATTTCATGTTTACGTTTTCAATTTGGAAATAAAATTGAAAATTTAAAAGTATGTTCCTTTTTGTATAGATATGAGCAAGTTTGCAAAAGCTATGAATGCTAGTGCGTTGACATGGAATGGCGCGTTGTCATATGCTTCTCCCGATCCGTCGGGAAATATTAACGGTCGTGTGGCTCTCTTTTTTAAGGGAGCTAGAGGACTCAATGTTCCTCGTTTGTATGAATATCTTCGAGAATGTGTTCGAGAATCGATTGTGGACACGTTTCTTCTCGCATTTCATCTCCGAGATTGCCGAGGTGGAAAGGGTGAGCGTGAACTGGGTCGTCGGGCTCTGGTGTGGCTCTTCATCAATCGTCCGGTCGAGTTTCGCAAGGTGTTGCATCTTCTATCGGAATACGGTCGATGGGATGACCTGTTGCAGTTTTTCCCAGGAGTCCTGGATCTAACAGATCTGGATAAGGTTCGCTCCAACTATTCGGCCGATGTTCCCAGCCAAGATCATTTGGCCAACCTGAAGGTGTTACAGCAAGAAGTAGTTGATTTGGTAGCCTCACAACTGAGTTCAGATGTGGCTAATATGACTGACGGAAAGCCGGTTAGTTTGTGTGCCAAATGGACACCCACTGAACGCGATTCTCTCGATCGCAAGTTTGGAGTGTTCAAGACTCTTGCCCGTGCGTTACATACAAGTCCACGTAACCTTCGCCAAATGTATAACACGCCTCTTCGTGAGTACTTGCGTGTTGTAGAAGGATTTATGTGCAGTGGACGGTGGGATACGATTGATTACAACAAGGTGCCGTCGCAGTGCATGCGTAGACTAAAGAAGTCGTTCGAGAAGCACGATTCTGAACGATTTGCTGCCTGGCGTGCGGAGCTTCAACATCCTGAGACCAGTGCTAAAGTGAATGCAGGGGCAATGCATCCTCATGAACTCATTCGCGAAGTACGAACGAAAAACTTTGCCGATCCTGTTACCGAAGCTCAATACAATGTGATTCGCGATCAGGTTCGCCAGGCCGGCTCCTTGAAGGATTGTGTTGCAGTGGTTGATACCAGTAGTAGTATGGAGTGTATGAACTCTGTTCCTCTCGATGTTGCTGTCACGATGGGACTTCTTATCAGTGATGCTGTACAGGGAGACTTTCATGGCCACGTCATCACTTTTAATAATGTTCCAAAGTTTACTGTCGTACCTGACGGGGGTCTGTACGACCGTTGGAGCACTATTCGTCGCATGGAATGGGGTGGAAGCACCAACCTGGAAGGAACTTTTAATCTTATTTTGCAACGAGGAAAGGAGTGTAAACTGACCGATGAGGATATGCCAAAAAGACTTTTCATCATTTCGGATATGCAGTTTAACCATGTTGAGGGATACGGCAATGTGACCAATATGGAGCGTATTAACGAAATGTATCAGAAAGAGGGCTATACACGACCGCAGATTGTGTTCTGGAACGTCAACGGTAGTAGCACAGATTTTCCGGTCACGGTGGATGAAAACGGAACTGCGATGATCTCAGGGTTCTCACCTTCGATTCTCAAGTCATTACTGAGTGGTGACGAGTTTTCCACTGAATCTGTGTTGCGGAAAGCTTTGGACGATAGCCGTTACGATAAGGTTCGCGAGGCCCTTGGAGGATTTGAGTTGCTGTGATGAAAAGTTTATATGCAAATACACATATAAACTTACATAACCAGTTCCACTGTATAGATTTTGCACTCATCGTCACATTTGGCTTCAAGTTGTAAAACGGCCATTTCTTCCGGAAGAGGACATATCGTTTCCCATTCATAGACAACCAGGTTCGACTCAGGAATCTCAACATTGGCCAATACTTCATTATTGTTGGAGAGATTTACCAGTTGAAATTGACAGTTAGAATTAAATTTTCCGGTTATAACAATCGTATATAATGTATAGTTTGCTCCGTTATAGGGAAAGAGCAGTACCGAGTTGAACGTAGGGCTATTAATAATCCGATCGATGTTACACAGAATAGATTTTCTATACATCACATTTCCCTTATCACCCTTCTCTCCCTTATCACCCTTTTCTCCCTTGTCACCTTGCTCTCCCTTGTCGCCTTTCTCTCCTATAGGACCGCGTCGTTTAGACATAATCTCGTTTTGAAGCTTTTCGGTCTGTTCTTCCGTCATGTACAAGTGTTTGGGAACATACTCAGTTACAACTTTTTGAAGCGACTCGGTGATATGTCCCTCTACAGAAGTTTGTACAGCATTTTTGATGGAGTTTTGAATAGTATCATGGATAGAATCAGTGATAAAGTCTTGTATGGTCTTATCGAGAACCAATTTGTCCGCTACCTGATCTGATTGTACTCGTTCCTTTTGAAGAAGGGATGCGAGTTCTGAAACGCTTACTCGCTCTTCCTTAAATTTATGTGGATCGACAGGGCGAGGCGGTTGGATCGCAGTGTTAAATCTCATTTGGAAACTCATGTTTTGTAGTACTGAGTTATGTTTTAAGCCTATTTAAAACTAAGGTAAGCTTTTCATAAAATGTCAAGTGAAACGGGAGAAAAGAAATTCTGGGAAAACAAACAGATGATTCACATTGCTTCTGAAGTTGTTGTTCTGCTTGGATTGACCTTTTATTTTTCTTCAAAGAACAAGAAGCTTCTTGGACATATCGAGGAACTATCTCAACGTTTAGAAGAGCAGGAAGATCGTATTCAAAAGATTGAGACCGCTGTTCAACAGTTGGGGCACAATCTTAATAACCTTCCTCTTAAAGAGATCGCTGAAAAGTTTGAAGGGCACGAAAAGCGCATGATGGGTATCGAGAATCTATTCTCTTCTATGAGACCACAGCGACCCGTGCAACAGCGATCTGTGCAACACCGACGACCGGCACAGCGACAACAGCGACGACCGGCACAGCGACGTGAACCGGTTAAAAAGCTTGAGGAACAATCTCCACCATCAGATATGTATTATCAACAGCCACCATCGCCTCCTCCACCGCAACAACCGGCGCAACAACAACCGGTGGCGCAACAACGTACTGTTATTCCGATCGAAGAAGTGGAGGAGGAAGAAGAGTATGATGACAGCGATCTCGATGAAGAGATTCAAGAAGAATTGGAAGAATTAGAGGAAGATTACAACTTAAAAAAACAGAGCTAAGAGATAAATGTCTTACGCCGACACAGTTAGAAGCGCTGACATACAAAACACGCCAGATTCCGAACAACAAGACGACGAACATGATGATTCCTCGCCCACAAACTATTCTCGGAAACTTGTTACCAACTATGTTCCTCCAAGAGAAAACGATAGTGATGATATCTGGGAATATTCTTATTTCAGAGAATTGATCCAGCTACGAAACATATTTATCGAAGGAGTGGAAAAAATCCGGCCTGATCTATTAGAATATTTACATTCTCCACAATTCTTTCTCACATTTTGTAGAATGGTTAGAAAAGGTTCGTCTGGATATATTCATCGATATCTGGAAGACCTGACTGACGAGGAACGCGATGACTATCTTCATTACGTGTTTAAAAGGAACGAGGATAGTATAAATGGGAAGACGAACTAGAAATAAGGCTCATAAAGAAAAAATCGAGGAAGAGGATGAATATGAGTTTGATGAAGAGTTTTTCGAGCGAGACAAGGATGAAGTCGAATATGAAGAGTTCGAGATAATACACGACACATATAGGCGACTACTCGAGCATAACAGAATAAATGGCAACCCTCTATGTGAATATCTGGACATTGAAATGTTTCAAAACTTTTTCCATGAAACTCTGATATGTTAATTATACTATTTCTAGTATAATTAATCTAAGCACTGGTGAGTCCAAGACATTTCAGTACTGTATTTTGCACTTGAGAAAATTCCTCGATCTGACCTTTACGACCGGCCATGACATCAGATAAAGCCCGTTCAACATCTGCAACGTCGATCTTTTCCTGTTTACGACGTTCTGCAATCTCTTCTCCACTACCTGATTCCTCTTCCTCGCTTGATTCCTCGCTCGATTCCTTCTTGGGGACCATCTTCTCTTCCTCACTTGATTCCTCACTCGATTCTTCCTTCTTTGGTTTAACTAGCTCCTTGAGGGGAACTTCTTCCTCACTCGATTCCTCACTCGATTCTTCCTTCTTGAGGGGGATCTTCTCTTCCTCACTCGATTCTTCACTTGATTCTTCTTTCTTCTTTGGTTTAACTAGTTTCTTGAGGGGGATTTCTTCCTCACTCGATTCCTCGCTCGATTCTTCCTTTAGGGGGATCTTCTCTTCTTCACTCGATTCCTCACTCGATTCTTCCTTTGGCTTACGACGTTTCCTCTTAGAAGGCCATGCTTTTTCGCTTCGTAGCGCATCGTATCGCTGTCGAATATCTAGATCTGACCAATCTTTAAAGGTTGAAGGTGAGCGCCCGGTCCAGGCCGCCAGTGCTTCTACTATATCTTCGCGATCCGGAGGTGATAACTTTGCTCCAGGTTCCGATTCTATCTGTTGTCTGATCAAAGAAGCACGCTTTCGTAGCTCTCCTACAGAAAGATCGCTAAACTTGCTCTCGTCGGCATGAGTTTCAGCAACCAATTTGCGAATTAGTCTTTTCTTTGCCTTTTTCTCGTGGATCTGAAAACCGTCGATGAAGTCTTCGAGTTGTTTATTGGACATACGCTTGAAATCGCCCTTTTCTCTTCCGCTGACATTCATTGCTCTCTTGAGAAGAGAAGATCTCTTAAAACCCTCTTCTGAAAACGGATCGGGCTCCTTATATCTGCTGAGACCTAGCTTCTTTCGTAAAGCGTGAATAGCGTCCTTTCCACCGATAATTTGCTGACCCTTATAATCTAGACGGTGTACACTCTTGGATGCAACTCCCGAACCGATACAGATTCCTGGACTGGTAGAGATATCACATGACAATCCTGAAGCACATTTATAGTTAGTTTTTGGAGTACATGTCTGACGATGTTTACCTAGTTCCCGAATTAGTTCAGATGCCTCTTCTGGACTCTGTACAGACGATGAGTCTTCTATTCCCTGTTGCTTTAGTATTTCCTGTAATTCTTCCAGACGTTTATCCACGAGTTCATCATACGAGGCAGACTTGGATTTAGACTTGGATTTAGACTTGGACTTGGTTTTAGGTTCAGGCTTAGTCTCGGGTTCGGATTCAGGCTCGGGTTCGGACTCAGGCTCGGGTTCGGATTCAGGTTCGGGTTCGGGTTGTTTACGTTTTGACTTATGCTTGTGCTTACGTCTGGACTTGGAATGAGAAACAGTCTCTTTGGGCTTTTTGCCACTCTTTTCAGCTGCAGCTATCGCGATTGCTAGATTGTGCTTACTCATATTTGTGTATCCGACTAGACCAAGACTACGTGCAAAGCTGTGAAGATCTTGTTCTTTAGTTTTAGACTTGGCGGTATACTTCATCAGTTCAGAATAACGGGAACGAAGCTTGGGAGGTACGTCAGATTCGTCAGCCTTTTTAGGAGTAGATCTGGATACTTTGGGTACATCAAAATCGAGAACTTTAGCCAGCTTGTCACAGACTTGCTTTCTGTTCGTGTATTCGATGCCGTGTTTGTTGGCAAGTCTTTTGATGTCTACTAGAGAATACATTTCGAGATTCTTTTTACACTCGTTTTTAGAACGAGGAACTTTGAGCTTAGTAGGAGTAACTGGTTTTTCCTCCTCAGACTCAGAACTTTCGAGATCAGCAGGACCTTTTTTCTGTGCTGTACGGATCATTTTCCGATAGAACATCAAAGGATCTTTCTGTTTAGATGCGGTTGTCTTAACAGTCCCGTAATCGATCGGATATCCGGCAGCCTGTAGAATCTTAACGTGCCGTTTCAGTTCTTTTTCCGACAATTCTCTCAGTTGTTCTTTTGATAGTTTTTGAACCATTTTTTATTTACCACCTTTTTTTAAAATACACAATTAAATTTACCTTGTTTGTAGAATTACTAAAATTCTACAAGTTATGTTTATACGCTGATGACCTTGGCCTTATCATAGTCTGTTATCTTGTCTCTAGGTTTACCTTTCTGGTTTCCCACAAGGCGGGTTCCATTTTTCGATCTCAGATCGAAATTGGTATGAATATGACCGCAGACCCATGTGTGCACGCGTTTTGAATCGAGCAGGTGATCGAGATGACTGGCATATAGCGACTTAAATCGGTCGGTGGCCTTCTTGTTCTTGAGGAGAGAGTAACTCGGTACATGATGAGTAACAACAAGTAGCTTAAGGTTGTTTGCATTACAGTACCGTATCATCTTCTCGATATACTTAACGTCCTGTCTGTGAATCTCATTATAATACTGTGTATTCATACCCTTCACGCGAACGATGTAGGACGGAATATTTACCAAAGCCTGCGACCACAGAGTACAGCCGATGACACATACATCGTCAAAGATTACAGACGTGCGGTTCAACACATATAAGTTCGGTATCGACTGCTGTATACTGTTCATTTTGTTCATCAATTCTGACATTGTTATGTCGGGATGATTTTTAACGCGGTAGTACTCATGATTTCCCATAATGTACAATACGTACTGGAAGTGTTGACACAAATCGGTCAGAAACGCCTTTAGCTGTTCATATTTATGAATACGACCGATATCTCCTGCTAGAATCAATATTTCGGCCGATGGAGTAATTAAGGAAAGTGCAGGAGGAATTTCATTTCCGATCTCGATATGAAGATCAGATGCAATTTGGAACTTGACCATCTCGATTTTTATTCAATTATCAGTTTAAATTTCATTTTTAATTCGTTGTGGGAGCCGGCTGTTGAACCGGTTCATCCGTAGCATCTGGAATATCATCAACGTTGGTGGTAGGTCCTCTCATACGTCTTTTTGGACGTTGTGGTGCAGCTGTGTTAGTGTTAGCCGTGTTCATGTTATTTATTACGCTCAACAAATCTGCCCCAGTCTTTCTCATGATCATTTTGCCAACGATGAAGAATCCAGCGTTCATGATGACTAAAAACAATAGACGTAACTCAACAGGCCATTTGCTACCAGAGGGAACATACGATTTCTCTCCTAACTCTATCAGCAATTTTTCATAGCTATGCATGCTGAGAATCTGTTGCTTGGTGAAACCCTGCATGTCGAATCCGAGAAAACTACCGAATACAAACTCTACTAGCATGAAAGATCCGATTAGGTACGTTTTATAACTCTCCACAGTAGAATCCAAGGACAACCGACGAACGGTGATGTCGTAAGTCTTTTGCATTGTACGATAATCCGAATGTATTGTGAAATCTTGAATAGTGTTGGCCGCGGTTGGATATGATTTTTTGAGTAGATCGAATTTGAAGATTAATTCACGTTTTTTATCCTCCTCTTCCTGTTCACTCATCGTGACGTGGTTGATATCGCGCAGTTCCGCTTTGCCTTGATACTGTCCCTTAGCCTCTAATTCTGCCAACGTAGGAGGGGCACCCTTAACTTTTTCTCCAGGAAATTCGCTAGGTTTTTTCTCTCGGTCCTGCTTGAACTTATCATAATGTGTATATCTAGCCGAGCGACTTTCAAATGAACGGTGAGCTCTACTGTATTTATCGGGTTGGGAATGAGAACGTGAACTTTCGTCATCCGTTTCTCCTAAAAGCTCCTTAAGACGCACAGATAGATCATCGGAATCTTCACTATTGGATCGATGTTTTCCAATCACTGAATCAGCGGACTCTCTAGACTCAACGGATTCCCTAGAGTCCCTAGACTCCCTAGACTCAACGGATTCCCTAGATTCAACAGATTCCCTAGATTCAACAGATTCCCTAGATTCCCTAGACTCTTTCGTGCCAACAGACTCTTTAGATCCTCGCGAGCCGACGGACGATCGGCTATCGATCTTATCGTCATCTGTAGTATAACGTTCTTTGATCTCAGCATCATCTTTGTGACGTCGTTCCTCCTGTCGTTCCTCCTCATGTCGTTCCTCGCGTCGTCGTTCCTCCTCGTGTCGTCCCTCATATCGTTCTTCACGTTTTTCCTCATATTCTTGACCCATGTGCGGAACATATTCTTTATTGATCAAATCCTGTTTGATTTTGGCTTTATTTTCCAAGAGTTCCAAATAAAGCCGAGGCATGTTAGGAAATGCGATCGGATAATCTGGAAGCCTTTCCCTTTCTGATAAAGGAACCTTAATCACTCTTATTTCCCTATTAGGTGGCATTTATTGATTATGTATTATGCACTTTAAATACATAAATCATGTTGTCTTTATACTTAAGTTAGGGATAATATACTTTGAGCCAGTCTTATAATATACATTAGGTGATTGCGTGCCCATATCCATTACCATGCTATCTCCCGAGTCAAGCTCTTGAGGAAGATTAGAATCAGGAACAGGACCGATGTAGAAAGTACCAGGACCCTTATTTAGAATCGTAATCTTGTTGTGTTGCCATAAAGGTCCACCACCCGAACATGTTATGTATCCAGCTTGGACCATATCGCTATCCCCGATCGATTGACGAAGTCGGAGAGAAGAGTTTGGGGTAAAGGGTACAAAGTTACACGTACCGCTTTTGGACAAATATTTGTACAAACGATACCCCCCGTACGCTATACCTACTAAAACGCCAAGAATTACTAGAATCCAGATAAGAACGACCCACCAAGGAGAATTCATTTATTAATGCTACTTTCAAAAATTACCGAGATTTTTTAGTCCATGAGCATCCAAGTTTTTTACCGAGTCTATTAGCCTTAGAAATAACATCTCCATACTTCCATTCAGCAGCACGTGTTCTAGCCGCGCGAATGCCTCCGCAGTTGTATTTTCCATTCGTATCACATACAGGGAACATAGGGCGATAATTATTGCGAGAAGTTCCTCTCGGCTTGAGGAAACAGCGTGAACCATATTTTCCGAGCATTCTTCGTCGTGAACTGGTTCTTCTGGGAGCCTTGCTTCTCCAGTTACCATAAGGACTCTTTCGCATCGAAAAAGATGCTGATGATCTACGAGACCTACGGGATCGGGAGGATCTACGAGACCTACGTCTGGATGAGGATTTACGGGATCTACGTCTGGATGAGGATCTACGGGATCGAGAGGATCTACGGGATCTACGTCTGGATGAGGATCCACGTCTGCTCCGTTTTGGAGAGCTCATTTTCCTTCTCATCCATTCTTTATCTTTTTGTCCAGTGCGTGCTAACTCCTTATGTCTATTCTTGTTCCACACATACAGAGCGTTAATTTTAGCGAACGTTTTCTTGTAGCCGTATTTCTTTACTGCTTTACGAATTGCCATTTGTCTTTGAGACTTGGTGGCATGAAGACTGTAACCAAGCTTTGTTAAGCTTCCAGGGGATGAGACTTGGATCCTCACCCGTGATTTTTTCGGTGATCGTCTTGTCATTTTCTAAATGTCAAGATTTTTTATGATAGCCAAACATGATTTAATGCATCCTTTGTACTGTACCTAAACTTTACCTCTCGTTCTAGAAGGCAAGATAAGAAATCCACAAACTGTTCACTCCATTTAGTAGAAAACACGAGTTTTCCATGCAGTATCTGGCGAGAGTTATGATATGGAGTGTCGTGCCGAGCGAGATAATAACATAGAATTCCCGTGCCCCAGATGTCAGTTTTTTCTGTTACTGGATTTCCGGTTACCTGCTCAGGACTACAATAGTCATCAGTCTGCTTTCCTTCGAAATCAATGAGAGTAACATTTTTCGTGTGACTATCATAGATAACATTCTCAGGTTTAATATCCTTGTGTATAACGCCTTTTCTGTGAATCTGGTGTAAGATTGTAAGAAGTTTACGTGCTATGTTCCTTATTTCTGCCTCCGTCATTCTTCCGTTTTTACGAACATATTCATACAAGTCTACCCCAGACGCTTTGGATAGAATGATGTAGTTTAATTTGGGTGAAAGACCTACAGCAAGTATTTTTGGCACGCCACAAACCTTTTTGAGCGTATTAAGATACGTGATCTCTCTTTGTGCATACTTATTTTCTGGATGAATCTTAATCAGCCAATCCAATTTTCGCCCACGTACCGTAATGGTATAAATACGGTCGAAAAGTTCGGTGAGTGACCAGTCTTCATTCAGAAACAGTTCATTCACGTTTATGGCGTCCTTATTGATGAAAATGATGACGCTATTGCTGTCGGACATTACTATTACTAGTTTCAAAGTGATTTTTTAAGCGAATTCAAATTTATTTCAAAAAGTTAAATGGAAGTATATATCAAGCTATTTACTCAACGCGGAAAACCAAAACGTAGCAGTACTGATAAATATGGAATTTCTTCTTGGTTTCCAGCACCGATGAGTAAAGCCTTCTTTAGCAATTATGGTACACACATTCGCGAAACAGATTGGATCATAGGTCCCCTGTACGAAGAAGGAGATTTTCAGATCGGTGTGACAGGGACATTAGAAACACACGAAAACTACCGAGAAGCGATGGCTCGAGAGCTTGGCGAAGAGGTAGGAATTTTACCGCAACCTACAGGTACGATACATGACGATTTGAACCAGTTTATCGAAATAGGTGCCGGAAAGACTAAATATGGATCGAGACTAAAGGTGTATCGACTATACATAAAGGACGCCATGCTAGTACCTAAATACCAGCATCTGACCGACCTCAGCGTGAATCACGACGATAAAACTCGTAAATCAGGCTGTTTTGTATATGGAGCGAAAAAAGATATCCTTGCCTTAATGAGTAACGAGCTTTATCACTATAAGTCTCCAGATGAAATTGTAGGTGTAGCCGCCATACAGGCACGTAGCGTGTATAATTTTATGACGACCAACCCCAAGGATTAGCATTTCGATTACCACCACCCCATGCATTCCAAAAACTATTAACATCAGATTCCTGAAATACATAGGTCATACTATTGCGGTCTGAGAGAAGTCCTGCTTGCTCAGCCACTCTTTGAAGATTAGCGTTCATCAGTTTTCGTTCCCAGAAGAGAGTAAAAGTTGTTCGGGACGGTGAAGTATCAGAAATCCGAATAGTCTCAGATAGGTAATCCTTCAGCATTTTCCAATACGTGAGTTGGTCTACACCGTTCGTGAACTGATATTTTCCGACTTTAACATTAGTTCCGTTACAATAGAGCTGAATGTAACCAATACAATTTACGAGGCGAAAGTTTACGCTTTCTGGTGTGGTATATTCTTGTATACGTGCATCGTTCTGTAGCGGTTCTCTGTAGATCATGATAACTTTATCACCTGGTCTACGAACATGCCACACTCGTTTGTCATCGTTAAAGGCAGTGCCCATATTTTTAGCCATGGTCACTGCCGTAGGAATAACGTCTTCTCTATCGATCAGGAGAAAATTTTTGTACGTTTTGACCATTCTTTATCTCTTAAAACAATCGTTTAAAAGGTTTCATTTGTGAATAAAAAATGTCGTGTCATACGGTTATCAAAATGGTACACTGGTTAATGGAAGCTGATGAAAAGACGGCAAAAGACTTGGATGAGTTGCACGCGCTTTCGTTACGAGATAGAAAGAAAGATTCACGTGTGGAAAGGTATGTGGACGAAATGTACAACAAGTGGGTCCATAGCAAAAATCGAATCACCTGTCTCGCTATTTTGGGATGGCAAAAGTGGGAGGCGGTCGATATGCTTTGTGAGATGATAGAGAAACTTCCTGAACTGCGTAAACAGTATGAGAATGAAATCAAAACACACGGTGGCAAACCCATTTTACGTGATGAGGATGTGGAAAAATATGAGAGCGAAGCGCGCAAGCAGTTTCTGTAAAATGAAAAATCATTTTCAGTTCGGTTGATAAGAAATGGAAATGCAAAAAGACTTTGAATCTCTCCTTCAAATCTTGGAGGAGAAAACAGGCAAACTTTACACACTATCTTTGCACGAGGTAGGCACTCCGAACGACAAGGATATAGTTTTTGGAAAACTGTCTGAGCGAACGTGTAAGTGGAAAATTGTCATGAATAGACAGCGAAAAAAGTTTGGGTTAAGCTCTGATATGGTCGATATGGATGAAGACTTGATGCTCTTGAATGGAGTTTATAACAGTTACGATGAGATGAATCTTGCTATCACTAGGCTACGATTGGATAATGCAGTGGAATTGTATCGTTTAGGTAAGGGAGGAAGCCTTGCATCATACAAAGAGATTCCTACACCGGAAGGTAAGATCATGTGGGAATTAACGTGTGGAGCATGTGGAAAAACGATGAAGAAGTCTGAATATATACGTAACATGTGTCAAACACGTGACTGTTACAGGAGAAACGCTATTCCTACCGCCCCGGGCGCGATATCATGCAACAACTTTGAGTACTTGGTACCACCTACTATTCTCGATGGTGTTCATGCTGGAGATGGAGAAATCTATCACCGTGGTCCAGGGAGTATCGCCATTATCACCACACTAGGGAAAATTGTAAAATGTTGAGAATGATAAATGTCTATTCCCGGACTGGATAAGGTTATACAAAAACTGAATCAAATCGCTGACGAACTGGAAAATATAAATAAGAGGGCTAACGAGGTTTTGAACACTACAGACACCACTCTAGCTAAGGCTAACCAGGTTTTGGATAAGGCTAATAACATTGTTGATCATACCAGCTCAATTGTGGATCTAGTTAAAATAGTCGTTATCCTGCTCATAGCTGTCATTGTAATGGGTTTTCTCATCTTTCTGGGTATCAAGGGATACACAACAAAGCTAGCCATCGATAAGTATTACCATCCTCTTTCTACCGTTGAGCTAAAATGAGGCTTTAAAACAATCTGTCATTGATAAAATGTCAGATTTAATCGAATACATCTATTCCTCTACTATTTATCTACTTACGGAAAGTTACAATGCTTTTCGACGTTGTTTTCGAAAAAGTTACGAGGATTACTATGAAGAATATAACCGAGCATGCATGTATGGTACTGTGGACAAAGTTGAACGTCTATTGAAGAAGTGCGATCTTTTGAGTAAGGAAGCGGGACTATTGCTGGCTTCTGGCGGAGGGAATATATCGGTAACTGAATATCTGATCAAAAAGGGGGCAGTAAACCTTGACGAAGCTTTAGCCGAAGCATGCAAGAAAAACCGTTACTCCATAGCTGATCTCTTGGTTCGTAAGGGTGCGAGCACCACTGTCGGTCTTCGATACGCTACGTCCCTAAACATCATTAGAATGTTGTATCGTTGTGAGAATGGAGGTGGAAACATTATTTAAATGTTGCTAACTATTAAGCAATATGGACAAGAATGCAAACAGATTACAACTGTCTCTTGTCATGCCTGGATTTATCGGTGCGCAATATTTATTGCAAAGTCAAGATCGGTCAGAGACCCCTTATAAAGACCAGGCAGAACGGATTCTGAAGATGCAGACAGAGATAGAAGAACTTCAACAAAAGATTGGAACTCTCCAGACAGCGGTGGACGAGCTTAAGGCAGATGTTTGTCGCATCAGGTTAGCTGAATGGCAACACATTGATTTAAATTGAAATTAAGTTGGGTTTTAATTCTGAATCAGAAGATGGAAGAAATTAAAACTTATTATAAGGGACGATTAACCTCATCGGGATGGATGTTCAAAGGTCAAAGGGAGGGTGAATGGAAAGAATGGTATGAAGGTGGACAGTTACAGTCTCAGGGTCGTTATGTTCAAGGACGAAGAGAGGGGGAATGGAAAGGATGGTATGAAAGTGGGAACTTGGAATTTCAGGATTATTATGTACTAGGGAAAAAACATGGTGAGTCGAAAACGTGGTGGTCTTTCAATGGACAATTGTTGTCACAAGGTCATTATGTTTGGGGAAAAGAAGAGGGTGAATGGAAAAAATACATGAATGGACAATTGTTTTCTCAAGGTCATTATGTTCGGGGAAAATTAGAGGGTGAATACAAAGAATGGTATGGGAATGGACAATTA